TCAGTCATGCGTCGACTCAACAAGCCCCTGCGAGGCGAAGAAGCGCATAACATCGCAATAGCGATACTGCTCCCCCCCTTTCCCCGGATTAGTTCCCGGGGCAGGGGAAGGGAAAGGGGTGCCTTTTTGCTCCCAGTATCTGCGTTTTCGCCAGAAAGTAGTCCTTGAAATCCCTCCCAGCATAGCCTGTACCGTCTCACGATTAATGATGGCCGGCTGAATAGTGATGTTTGTGTTCTTCATCTACTTGTATCCCCTCCGGTGTTTACCGCGCAATTCCTCTTCTTCCTGACAGTCAGCGCAGCGCTGGCAGCCCGCCACCAGTTCCCGGCGCCGCTCGGGTATCTCTTCCCCGCAGTCGCGGCAGTGAGTAGCTGAAACCGCCGAATGGTTGATGCGACATTTCGCAATGGCGGCTTCCCGCTGGAGTTCCGCTAACTCGTTGGCCTGATCGATGATTTCTGCGCTCATGCTGCACCGCCTTCGCGTTTTTCCGCTTCAACCGCCATCTGCTCAAGCTTTCGCGAAAGCTCGGCAGACAGTGCCTGGAACTCTTCCTCTGTCGCGACCGGGATCGGCACAAACCGGATGCCGATATGAGCGAGGCCATGTGCCGCCTCAAGGCATTTCCTTAAATCAACGGGAGAGGCTCTGTTCATGCTGCACCACCTTCAACGCGCTTGAACTCGATAACCCAAACCCAGGGGTCAGCATTCCAACTTTCCTGCCCGTAGATTGATTGCCACAGGTAGGCAAAAGCATCGGTAGCGTCAGGCTCTGGGTTGGCGCATCCGCATGGCTCAGGTTCCCCGCAATTAAGACATCCACCGTCAATAATGCCTTCTGCTCGCGCATCCTCTTCGCTGATAGCGTTCAGCCGCTCAACCCGCACGTCGGTGATTTCCAGCAGAATGCGGCTGGCCCAGCGCGGCATGTGCAAGGAAGGAGTCCATTTCTCAGGCGTTGCCTGCTTATTGCAGACAGCTACGGGTACACGGTGGGTTTGCTCAGTCCATGAATTTCGCTCGCTGGCTTTGTATACCAGGGTGGCGACGTCTGTAGCCCGGCTATGCACCCGAAAGGCCTCGCGCACCCAGATGCGATCGCCTACTGAACCGAAAGGGCAGGTGAACGACTTGGAGCGGATTTTAAGGCCGAACGCATCCGACAATGACCAAAAATACGTACCGTCATCACTACCGTTTTTGGAGTCAATCACCCGGCGCAATCCAAGCCATGAATGCTCTGGCTGAATCTTCATGATCCGCCGAGTCTGCGTCTTACGGCCGTCAAGAATGGCGAGCACCATCTCCCCGTTAAAAATCATTCCGCGCTCAGTCATTCCAGGCCTCCAGCTCGTTCTGTATTTCGTCGTCGATTTCGTCATTGGTAGCGATCTTATTGAGGTTGCGGCGTGCTGCGGTCAGATACGCCTCGCGGCGGTCGGCGTACCAGGCTGAGAATTCAGGGGACCAGCCATATGAATATCCGCGAAAAGCAACCCTGGCATTATCTTCAGCTAAGCGCTCAACCATGCAGTCAGCAGTAGTAAGCGCGGCCTCCCGGATATACCCACGCAGGTCGCGTTTACGCCAGTACGGGCTATATTTCGAATCGCAGCGGCCTTTAAATTCAACTTCCCAGCGACGTATGCAACGCGCGTTTAATGACTTGCTCATGATTCCACTCCGTAGCGGCCGCTCAGCCGCCCAATAACACTGACAAATTTCACCAGGCTGACACCCATCGGCTTTACCTTCTCGTAGCGCTTGCGAAGGATGGGAGGGCATACAGCGTTCCACTTCGGTTTAGGCTTTACGCTCATCGCTTTGGTTATCTCTTCTGCGCAGCGACGAGCCTGGGCGCGGAGAGCGTTTTCCTGTTCTTCTGGCGTCATGCTGCCTCCCGCTTAGCAATCAAACGGGCCCCGAAATTCATCAGAGCATCACGCTCGACCGTCGAGAAACGACAGTGAGTACGAGGGTAGGGATGCCAGATAATCAGCATCGATCCTTTGTTATTTCCGCTTACCGGCTTACCTGTCACCGGGTTGATAAATGCCAGTCTTCCCGCGGTAATAAAGCGAACCTCGCTAGCGGTCTTGATCGCCTCCTTGAACCAGCCAACCGAAGTGTCTGCAGGTACCAGCATCACCGTGCCGATCTGATTGGCGCTCTCGGCGGCTGCCTTCTTCACGAATGGCGTGATGTCGCTATATGGCGGGTTCAGCCAGACGTAGCCCGGAATGCTCAGGTAATCAGCCCATGGCGTTTCAAGTGTGTTCTGCTCGGCTGTTATGAACTTGCGACACAGCGCGTTATGCGCTGCTGCGGCTGCATCAAGCTGGAAGCAGAACTCAGCATTCAGGCATGCGAAGAGGGCGGGCGGAGTTCGCCAGAGGTCGCGCTGATCCGCTGGCGTTTTGCTGCCGCCATAATCACCTGCAGATTTTTTAACTGGCAACGCGGCAGAAATACGCTCGCCGATCCAGCGCATCACCGGAACTGCCATGCTGTTACCGATGGCGCGATAGCGGGGGCCATCCGGGCATTCAGTAGCTTCTTTCCCGCGCCACGAAATCAGTGTGTGGTTATCAGGGAAGCCCTGCAGGCGTTCGCACTCGACTGGCATAAGGCGACGAACTTGCACGCCGTTGGATATGGCATTTTCCTGACCATGGTTACGACCAAGCGTATGCGCAAGCTCCAGATTAGTGTCAGGATCCTGGGTACCATGCACAGCAAAAGTCTCGACTTCGAAATCAATGCGCTGGCCCTTTGCTGTCAGGCAGGCGGCAACATCGATGTTTCCCCCTGTGTTTCCACCACCGAAAGCGAGGAGGTGCCCTGCTTGCGCCTGGTTATCATCTGCGCCACACGTTCCAACGCCTCTCGCAGTAAGGGCGGCAACTGCCGTTTGCGGTTCTCTGCTCGGCGGAGTATCCCGGCGCACGCCTTCGGACTCAAAAAGTACTTGGCCGGGATCGAATCCTTTTCGAGCACTTGCGACAACGAACACACGCTTACGTCGTTGGGCCACTCCGAAATATTGGGCGTCCTTGACGATCCAAGCGATTGTCCTTTGGGGTCCATACACACAACCAGAGTGCGTCCATTTTCCCCCTGATGGCTCAAGTTCACAGCTTTCTCCGGCAAGTCCTGCCAGAAAGCAACCAAAAGCGTTGTCGTGGCTTGTGAGGACGCCAGGGACGTTTTCCCAGACGAAGATAGCTTCTTCTTCTCCGCGCTCGATGCGCTTATCGTCGATTGCATTCGCTAATTCCACATATGAAAGGGTTAACTGCCCTCGGGCATCGGAAAGGCCATTACGCAGACCTGCAATGCTGAATGCCTGGCAAGGTGTGCCGCCGACCATTACGTCAGGTGCCTGAACTTCACCGGCGCGCACCGCCGCGGCTATTTTTGTCATGTCGCCAAGGTTCACGACCTCTGGCCAGCGTTCCGCCAGTACAGCAGACGGGAACGCCTCGATTTCTGAGAACCATGCTGCTTTCCATCCGAGATGCTCCCAGGCGACGGTCGCGGCTTCAATGCCACTGCATATTGATCCGTAAATCATTGCGCACCTCTTTTCGTTTCTGCCTTTCTCATGCGGCTTAAAGTCCTGGATACCGATGCAACGCTGCGGCCCATTTTCATGGCGATGCTTTTATGCGACTCGCCGGCAGCGCGCAGTTCAGCGGCGTTCTGCTTCTCTTCTGGCTTCCATGGCTTGTAAACAAACGCTGTGCTGATGGAATAGCTCTGTGCCAGGCGGTAGAAGTTCGCCTGGCTAATCCCCAGCGCATCCGCTGCGCGACAGGCAGGCATTGTTCCGGCTACGGCGCGGAATTGCTCTGGTGTGATGCTCTGCTTATTCATTGTGCCTCCCGTGGTAACCGGTAAATTGCGTTATCTACTTAATAATCAGAGACGGCTTACCGATCTTTATTTGCGCGCCTGGCACATCTAACCCGGCCTCGATCTGATGCTTAATGGCCAACTTGTCAGGCTTGATAGTCGTCTCGTATTCGACGAATTGAGGAGGCAAAATGCTGGCGTCCGTAATCTCTACTGATTTAGATGGCGCCCTGACCGTAACCTGATGAATTCCAGCTTTAAGTGATTTTTTTCCTGCCGTTTCAAGTGATTTAGCGACATAATCCTTCATGCTTGCCACTTTGCTTTCAGCTGCTTTAGCGCGTTCGGCAAGGCACTTACTCTCTTCCTTTAACGCTTCCGCATAAGCAGATTCGTTTTTGCAGATAGCAAGAATCTGTTCCACTTTTGCTTCCAGCTCCCACTCAATCCCATCCAGAGTGTCGGCTATCATTTCAGGCTCCATACCGGAGTCAGTCAGCTTGGCGAAATCGTTGGCGATCTGATAAAGAGCTGTCATTGGGTAACCTCTTCAAATTTGGCTTTACACTTGGCGTAAACAGCCTGAACCTCTTGCTGTAGCCGCATACCTGCAGTCATCTTGTATGCCGCCTGAAAATGGGTTTTGAGAGCATGCATGTTTGCTGCCTGCTTCATGTCTTCACATAGCGAGTGGACTGAGTTGATAAGCTCTTGCTCAGCATTTTCTTTCGACTGGATAACTTCACTTTCAGGCGTGTATTGCATAACCGGCTCGGTAAAAATGCCTTCGCTCTCGTTGAGCATGTCCACTGCATTATCGAGCCGGTCAGCGCGCGGCCAGTATTTATAGGCGCGCTTCACGATTGTCTTTCTGGCCATCTCAGACCAGAAATTGACCCATGGGCCTTTTGGTGATGTGCCGGCTTTGCTTACCTTTCTGATTTCTTCAATCTCAGCGAGGCTCATCTCTTCAGTCAGGTAGTCGCCGTCTGATGTTTTAACTGTGCAGTAGCCACCGATAACGGCTCCGCGCTCTTCAGGAGTGGCAAAAGGGTTGTATTTGTGGGCCGGAGCTTTATCGAGGCCAATGGTTTCGTATGCGTCACATGCATGAACCAGTTTGCACTGACCCCACTTAATGACCCCTGCTGATTGGGCTATATGCAAAAGGCCCATATAGCTGATATCAAGGCATACCATTCCGTCACGCGGGACGAGATAAGCCAGTTTGCTTGCAGGATTTAAGCTGATACCGACCGCAGCTACGTTAATGATCGCGTTCTGAGCGCTGACCGGGTTGCTGATTGCCATTTTTGCCAACGTGTCATTGCGCTGGAATAACTGAATCGCAAACTGGCATTCCTTTGCCCACGTCAGGCTCTGGTCAGTAAGGGCATTGGTAAACAGCGACTCTTGCTGCTTAACGAATTGAATAAGATCGAAGCTCATGACCCCTCCTTAAAACGGGCAGCCGGTGCGGTGATCCCAGTCGTATTCCGCCTGGGCGTAAGCTACTGCCGAGATGAGATCGTTATATGCCTCGCCAGCTGCATCGCTGCGGAGGCCTTCGTATGGGCTTTTGTCCATCGGTACAGAGAAGCGGAACAGGCCTGACGGCTCTTTCGGCAGGGCGTCGATAATTTCCTGCGCCCGATCGTCAATCCACTTTTGCTTCTCTTCGGTGAGCGACTGCTCAGCCCATTTCCGTTCTTCGATAGCGTCGTATGCGCGGTATGCGTTCATAGCTCGCTCCTGAAATTTGGTTGTGAAACGCCCGGCACCGTAATGGCTGCCTGATGGCTCAGTTAAATTCGTGCGCTGATATGCGCGGTTAATGCGTCCCGGCTGGAACCAGGTTCGGCAGCAGGTCGCGTGCCTCAAATGCCTTGCGAATGTGGCGCAGGTTGCCCTGTGGCTCGAACCAGAAGGTTTCTTTCAGGTAGTCACGTGAAACCTTCCAGGTGGCGCCAGTTTTAGCGTTACGCATCATCACGGCGCGTCCGTTGTTAGGAATTGAGTTAGCCATTGAACACCCCCGTAGCGTGCAGAATTTTGATAATCAACGCTGTCCAGATAACGCCGCAGATCAGCAGGCAGTAAATCAGTGAACGAATGCCTTGTTTGCTCATTTGCCACCCCAGCACGGATAGCTAACTGCGATAACAGCAACCAAAAACGGAACGACCTTTAACCAAAAATTACGCCATGCAGGCTTGTCTTCTTCGCGGATCATCTCTTCACCTTTGCCTTATCGCGGCTAACGGGACGTTTTGACTTCACCCCGGCGTTGCCGGTGTTGTTTGGATGAGTTGATAATAGCAATGGGTATCAACCATAGCAATACGTATTGATATTAATTGATAGCAATAGCTATTAAATCATTGATAGCTAAATGAATTTATTTTTTGCTATTCTGCTGTTATGCTCAAAGAAAACACAGGAGGCTACATGAGACCGCCGATCACAAAGGAAGAAGTCGAGTTACTGATGCAGGATATGGAGATGCTGGCAGAGCAGCAGCTAGTGGGGCTGGAGGCGTTCGAGGCTCTGAAACTGCTGGAGATGCGCAGACAGACCGGTAAGATGGAGGCTATAAAGCGATTGATATCGCATGGAAAGGAGTAGGGCAGTAAAAACCCGGCGCAGTGGCCGGGTGCTGGCAATAGTTTGTTAATTAAAGTTCAGGCTTTTCCCAGCAGCAACTAACATATGATCGTAGTATTTAGCCATATCTTCGCTGCTTAGCAAGTTGAAGACATTGTCAGCATAACCCCCAACCAAGTTGAGCTGCTGAGAGTGTGCTTTTTCCTGAGGTGTATCAGCAGCAAAAACCACAAAAGTCTTAACGCAGTTATTCCATTTGGTCTTAGCTGCGTTTATTGTCACTGCTTTAAACGCTGACTCACCCATTTTTTGGCGATTATTGGAAATCCGTAGATCTAAGGTTTCAGTTAAATGATAAATTCCATTTTTTAGTAAGAGTTCAGCATAAAGACCTTCAGATTCAGAAAGCGGATACCCCTGAACCACTTTATGCTCGCTAATTTCCTTGAGATTCTTACCCATAACTCCTTCTTTTTCAAACCTATCCTTAAGCTCGGTAATAATTCTTTTTTGAGAAACTTCAGTTCTTTTCTTTGCTCGTTCAGGTGTTATGAATAGTTTGTTTAACTCGTTGATTTTTAACTCATATTCTCGTTCGTTGGCTGCATGAAATGTGCCTACGCTTGACAAGGCAAAGCTACCTTGGAAAAAGATAGAAGCCTGTTCGATGCTTAAGCCAGAAGTTAAAATAGACTCCAGTTGCTTCTGGCTATTTTCTAATGCTTCAAGCCCAAAATCATTTGTAATAGCTTTTAGTTTAGCAGGGGTTTCTATGACGCGCACATCAGGACCAGATGGCTTCATGACGACAAGGCCAACGTTGATTGTCTCGGCGCGGACAGGGTTCGGTGTTATTCTGACAATACTGTATTTATATGTATTCATTTCAGCACCTCCCCTCTAACAGTGTCGATTCGTTTCATTCTGCCGTCGCTTGACCACCAGGTTAACAGAGCATCCCTCTGCAAAGGATTGATCCATGCTTCCGGCATGTCTTCAAAAATCCGTTCTATCGTGCTAGAGCTGATTCTGGATAATTTATCCAATACAGCTTCCGCAGGTGCTTTACACGAAACATCATTATATGTCAACTGCTTGATCGCTTGCCAGCAGTTTGTGGTGTTGTAGCCCATTGGTATTAGGGCTGCGTCGGTTTTGTTCGGCCATCCCATAACCATCGCGGCAAGGCTGAAATCGAAGGCTTGGATAGTCAGGTTTCCATATCGGTTCTTTGTGTACAGATAGTTACCAATATGCCTATCAATATTAAATACGAACTGATCGAAGGCGTAAACTGACCATACTTGCTTCCGCAGAATAGAAGGTCCTGACATCAATTCAGCGGCAAAGTTAATTTCTTCTTGTGGCTTACTCATGGCAGCTAGGTCATACTTTGAACCAAAAAAGTGCTCTCCTGTATCCGGGTCAATCAAAACCCTACAGGCCGGTGTCGGAAGCCCGCTAAATTCAGCAAGTTTAGTACATAGCCACTCTGATGCTGGAATTTGCTTTGGGTGGGGAATCCCTGTCAAAGCGGATGCATCACCATCAGAAACCCCTTTTATTGCATACTCTAAACCGTCGGAGGCCATAACTGTATGCCTTAGATGAGCCGTGCCCATTGCTGGCTTATAGTCCACAATCTCAAGACTAAACAAGGGTTCTTGAATAGTAATGTTCTTTTCAGGTTGTGAGTCTTCTTCCATTTTTATTCCACTAATTGATTAGTGATAAATTCCACCAGGCACTTCATTGCAGCGCTGAACTTAAGCTTCATTGTCCTTGTTGGCTGCAAGCCACCGGGCAACGGTCTTACCCATGCTTCCTGTACGTCTTCGGCATTAACAAAAACACATCGAACTACCGGTCTGGCTCACTCAAAGTCATCCCGCTCATCCTTCCGCTTGAAGAAAACTTTATCCAGCCTGAGCACTATCCCAACCAGTCCGATAATCAGCAAAGTAATGAGTATTGGGATAATCAGATCAGACATGCTTCCTCTGCGTGCTAAGGCTTTACCCATGCTTCCTGTACGTCTGCGGCATGCTGCCGATCACCTTGCCGAACACGAGCACACGGTTCATCTCGTCTTTCTCGATCGGGTCCCAGGCTGCATAGCTCTTGTTATCTGAGATAACCAGCAGCTTATCCTTCATCTTCTGAAGGCGCTTCACGTGAGCAGTGTCGTCGTACAGGAACGCGTAAATCCCGTCGCCGTCAAAGCTCTTAACGCTGATATCAACAAACAACAGATCTCCCGGCTCAATCGTGCCAGACATGCTATCGCCCCTGACGTTGATGATCCGGATGCTCTCAGCCTTGCGTCCATCGAACATGTGGCGGGCTTCTGCCGGTGCATACTCTACGGAGCGGAGGATCTCCACGAACTCCTGGTTCACGATGCCCGGACCGGCACTAACCATAAGGTCCAGCACATCAATCCTGAATGCATCAGTATCCTGACTTTTAACCTGGGCAGCACGAGGAAGCTGGCCATCATCGCGCATCGGTCCATTGCCGGTTGATAACCATTCAGACCTGACGCCCAAAGCATTAGCTATCTCGACAATTTTTGTTGATCCCCTGGCGTTTCCGCTTACAAGGCGCCAAATGGTCGGCTGGGCAATACCTGAGGCCTTAGCAAGCGCCCCCTGGGACATTCCAGCCAAATTCATGGCTTCGTTTAGACGATCTGCAAGAGTTTCTTTTTTCATAGTCTCAAATTTATACGCTTGCGTATTGCTGGTCAAAACACGTTTTGCTATTGCTAAAACCAATACGCATTGCTATTATCATTTTGCACCAATACTTATAGGAATTGGAACATGACGAACAAAACCATCCAGAAGGCAATTGATATAGCTGGAAGTCAGAAAAAATTGGCCGATCTGTGTGGCGTAGCACAGCCGACAGTTTGGCGCTGGCTGCATGGCGGCGGAATAGATGCCCGCTATGTGATGAAAATCGTGTCTGCGACTAACGGCAAGATTAAGGCGGCAGAGATCCGGCCTGACCTTGCACAGTTGCTAAGTGCGCATTCAACGGCCGCCTAACCAGCGGCCCTTCAAACAACACCAGAGGAAGTATCACAAATGGAGAGTTCAACGACACGCAACAAAGTGGAGGCTCGCAGGATAGAAAGCTGGTTACACAGCCAGATAGCTGAACTGGGGACCACAACTATCGCCAAAGTGGCCGGAGTGAATAAGTCGACGGTGAGTCGCTGGCGGGAAAGTCTGCTGCCGAACATGTCGCTACTGCTGGCCATCCTGATTTCTAACAGGCCGGGAGAGAAAGGTGACTTTGAAGCATGAGTGGGAACAGAAAGGCGAAAGCCGCAGTGCGGTAACACTAACGGCTTTCTACGCGAATTAACTGGATCAATTCACAGGAGTAATTATGGCAAATACTGCCGAGGTAATCAATTTCCCTGTGCCTGTCGTGGCACTACAGGAGCTGCGCGTGGCAGATCTCGACGATGGGTTTACGCGCATCGCCAATGAGCTCCTTGAAGCTGTCATGCATGCGGGTTTGTCGCAGCATCAGCTTTTGGTGTTCATGGCTGTCATGCGCAAAACATACGGCTTCAACAAGAAATCTGACTGGGTCAGTAACGAGCAGCTCTCGGAGCTGACCGGCATTCTCCCGCATAAGTGCTCAGCTGCAAAAAGCGTCCTGGTTAAGCGGGGGATTTTAACTCAAACCGGTCGTGTTATCGGGATTAATAAAACGGTCAGCGAATGGTCATCTTTACCCGTAAAAGGTACAGAAAAGAAACCTTACCTGAAAAAGGTAACATTACCCGAATCAGGTAAGAAAAGTTTACCCGAATCAGGTAAAGCCTATTACCCGAATCAGGTAAACACAAAAGACAAACATACAAAAGACAAAAAAGACAATATTAATAACCCCCCTAAATCCCCCCGGGCGGTTTCGTTCGATGCGTCAGCTGTTCAGTTGCCTGACTGGCTTTCTGCAGAAATCTGGTCGTCATGGGTGGCATACCGTCGTGACCTGAAAAAGCCGATCAAGTCTCAGCAGACAGTCACCCAGGCTATCAACCTGCTGGACCGCTGCCGGCTGAGCGGTTACTCCCCTGAAGAAATTATTAACCAGAGCATCGCGAATGGCTGGCAGGGACTCTTTGAGCCGAAAGGCGCCAGACCGCAGCGCCGACAGGAGTCCCGCGTCACTGAGCGGTTCGCTGACAAAGACTACGGCAAAACCGAAATTCCAGACTGGATGAGGGATCAGCAATGAACCTAGACGAACGAATCACCCTGGTCGAAAAACAGTTGCAGGAGCTGTCACAGCCGGCGCTGGACATCCCAAACACCGAAGTCATTAAGCAGTTAGTGGTCTGCGAAAAGCACGGCGACTATGAGCAACGCCAGCGCGTATCAACTGGCCTGGTACGCCTGCCAGGGGCGCCGACAAGCTGCCCGGGATGCCTGAAAGATGAGCTCGTTTTCCTGCGAAACGAGAAGGCCAAAACGGATGACAGAACTCGCACTGCGAATGTTGAACGCCTGATGCTTGAGCTCAAGGTCCCGGCCCGGTTCGAAGCCTGCACGCTGGATAACTACCATCCGGTGAGCGAAGACGCGGAGTTTGCGCTGAAAGTCTGCCGAGCGTACGCCACCCGCTGGCCAGATCGCCGGAATAACGGCGGCGGCCTGGTTATGTGCGGTAAACCCGGCACAGGGAAAAACCACCTGGCCTATGCAATTGCGAAAAGCGTTATCGCAGAGCACCAGAGCCCGGTCGTGTTCACCACCGCGCTGAAAATCGCCCGGGAGTTTAAATCCACCTGGTCAAAGACGGCTACCCGCTCCGAGGAAGACGTGATCCGCTTCTTCACCAAGCCGGACCTGCTGATTATCGACGAGGTAGGCATTCAGTTCGGCAGCAAAGCCGAGGAGATGATCATGTTTGAAATCATCAACACCCGCTACGAGCGCCTGAAGCCGACGATCCTGATCAGCAACCTGCCGAAGGATGAGCTGACGCAGTTTATCGGCGAGCGCGTCATCGACCGCATGAACGACGGCGGCGGCTGCACGATTTCGTTTACCTGGGACAGCTATCGGGAGAACCGGTCATGAAAAAGAACTCTGGCAAACAAGCCGTAATCAATTACATCGGCCAGTATCCTGGCTGCAGCTTTCAGGATATCCGCCGCGGTACCGGGCTTGACTCTTCAGTGGTCAATTCCTCCCTGTGGCAGATGCACCGGGACGGCCAGGTACAGCGTGCGGGTGAGTGCAGGAGCTACCGCTACACCCTGATCGACACAGCAGCTGTAACCGAAAGCGATCCGTCTGTTCAGTATCGCCAGCGTCCTGACGGAGTAAACCCAATGACTAACCTGTTTAACCAATGCCTGGCGGGAGTAAGGAAATGATTTTTCTCAAATTAAGCCAAAAGGTAACCGTAGAGCGGCAGGGCGAATATGGTTGGGAACCAGAAACAGTCTACGAGCCTGTGTTTGTTGCCGCAGAGCATATCGTCAGCATGTATTTCGCTGGTCTGACAATCCTGAAAATGACATCCGGAGAACGCATTGACGTGAAAGAGACCCCGGAAGAAATCATCGCCATGCTTACCGAAGGAGCCAACCAATGACCAGCAAATTAACCAGAGAGCGCTTGGAACAACTCGCTGATAACAACACTATCTGCAAAGTTTCATGGGATGAGCGGATTGAACTGGCACAAATCGCGCTGGCCGCAATGGATAGCAGCGAGTCGGTTGAACTGCCGCTTGACTACCTGCAGGGACACAAAGACGGTCTGGAATGGGCCGCCCAACTGGCAGAAGTCAATCACCCTGAAACAGGAGACTGGCTGTACGATGACCCTATCGAGCTGTCAAAAGCTATTCGCAAAGGTCCAGATATGCCGCCAGTGCAGCCGGTAGCGGACAGCGAGCCGGTGGCGTGGACTTGGCAACATCTCAAACAATGGTACGTCACTAATGACGAGGAACGCGCAAGGGAATTGGTGTGGGATGGCGTCAAGGTTGAGCAGCTCTATCGCCACGCGCAGCCGGTGCCGGTAGTCAGCGCAGACTTGCTTTATACCGCAGCATCAGCAATCGAAGACCTGCTGACTACTAAAGACAGGACGGGGGCATGTGTGTGGTTCGACTTGCCATTCCGGCTCCGCTCGGCGGCTAACGCTCAGCCAGCGCCGGTAGTGCCGGAGGAAAAACCAATTCCAAATACACTGAGCATGTACGCCGTGGATGCAGTAGCAGCCATCGCTGAGGTGAAGGGGTGGAACGCCTGCCGCGCCGCCATGCTCAACGGAGGCAAGCCATGAAAGACAAATTGAAGCTTATAATTTCCAGCGTGAGTTTGTGAATTAACTATATTTAATATAATAAAATCAATGGGATGAGATGAAAAATGATTTTCTTATCATATTAAAGGGAGGTATTAATCCTTATATGCATCGATTATAGTTAAAGAGGTTTATGTGAGGTGCATATGAATGGCAAATACTAATGATCATGGGTTGCCCAGAACGATTCCTGAAGGAGTCAAAAGAGAGATCAGGCAGAGATGTGGTTTTGGTTGCGTAATTTGTGGTTTAGGCTTCTATGATTATGAGCATTTTGCTCCTGATTTTGTCGATGCTACAGGGCATAACCCTGCTGGTATGACTTTATTGTGCCCTAGGTGCAATCAAAATCGCGCACGAGGACGATTGTCTCGAGAGACTGTAGCCGAAGCTAACCAAAATCCAGTTTGTATTCGGAATGGGCACGCTAATGAAATGTTTGACTTTCATAGCGATCCGATTGCAGTCGTATTTGCGGGGGTCACTTTCTATGATTGTGCTCATTTGATCATGGTTAATGGTCGCTCTTTGCTATCTGTTCGCCCACCTCAGGAAGTTAGTTCACCAATGCTGCTTTCGGGGGTGTTTTGTGACTCCGTTGGAAGAGATGCCCTTGTTATCAAAGATAATGAATGGTCTGTCAGTACCGGAAATTGGGATGTTGAGTGTGTAGGCCCTAGAATAACAATACGTAGTGGGCCTGGTGACATAGTCCTTGTTTTAAAGTTAAATCCTCCGCATGGTATTATTGTGGAGCGTATTAACATGTTGTTTGAGGGGGTTAGATTCAGAGGCAATGATCAAACTCTTGAAATATGCATGGATGGCATTCATTGGCAGAGATGGTGCGGTTGTAGTGTGAGCCATTGTCGTGTAGGCATCAATATCGAAAATGGACATCAAGCAGCAAATGATCCTTTTTGGAATGTTGCATAATCCCCCTAAGAATGCTAGGCCGCGCACCCATCCAGTTGATGCTATATAATCCCCTCCACACCTGAGGGGCTTGTGTCGAAGTGGAGCCTCTCCCTCCGGCTTTACATGTAAAATGCGCATTAATGAACTTTGGACGCAAGGAAAACAACAATTGGTATCGTTTATGAAAAAAACATTGCTTCTGGTTTGTGCTGTCCTTGTATCCAACGTGGCGCTTGCTATTGAAAAAAAAGAAGAAATAGTACCTATTCGTATAAGCTGTCCTGCGACAGTGATGCCAGTCAAGGCTCAGGCATTGAGAATTGAAGGGAGTGTCGATTATGCGGCGTGGGTTAATGCTAAAGGCGATGTGTACTCAGTAGACATAACGGGCGATGAGGTTTTCTTCAGGGAAACTGAGGTTGCTATTAAAAAGTGTAAGTTTGTGCCAGGCCATCCAGGGATATATCGGGATACAATAAAATTTAGTCTGGTAAAACCTTAAAAAGGGCGTTTGTCGTCAAATATCTACCATGTGGGTAACTCCGCGGTATGCTGAGGCGCTGGTGAGCAGAGATGTGTCAGGCACGTGAGGCTGCTTAACGGTAACCTTCGCAGAACGCAAAGCCGCGCAGCGCGCGCGGCAGTCCGCCGCCGGCAAGCGCAAGGCTGATAAGGTTTTCAAACATTGTGCAGATACAGAGGTAATATCTTATTACAATTCATCGTCATAAGTGTAGACTGATAATACAAGCTATTCTGAATCGTTAAGCTGAGAAGGTCTTAATTATGAATGAGGATTATATGATGTTTGGTGCCGGACTCACTGGAGAGGTTCGGCGTTATGAGGCTGGATTAACAGAGATAAGTTCAATATCCAAACCAGAGCCACATGCAACAGCTTCGAGCATTCTTTCCAATAGAAGCGCACTAACTAAGTTCGAAGTTGGCAGAGTCAGTATTGATGGAAAGATATACAACTTTTGTTTCGTAGATGAAAAGCCATCAAATGAAGCTCTTAACAAAGCCATTTTGAAATATAATCCTCGCCCAGTTAACTAGCACACCCAGCGAACAGCTAGGCGAGCAGAACGCCAAAAAATAGCGATTTCCTCGCCTATGCTCATTTTGCTTTTATCCCCGGGAAGGGCGATAATTACTTAGTCAGTCTGGACAACTGACAACTTTACCCCGGCGCCAAGTGGGGACACATGGCGCACAAAACCTTACAGCAATCCCTGTCACCGATGGCGAAGGCCACCGGCGATTTTCTGCATTCAGCGTTTAGCCTCTGCGGAGGTGAAGCGTGAACATCCCTCAATGCGGCATCAAACTGCACAGCGGCAACTTCAGCGCTATAGGCAAGATTCTTCAGGAGCAGCTCTCTGACGGGAAATGTCTTCGCCTGCAGGTCAAAGAGTGGCGTGAAAAACGCAGCCTGAGCCAGAACGCACTCAGTCACATGTGGTACGCGGAAATCAGCGAATACCTGATTAACTCCGGACGTACCGACGCAACTCCTGAGTGGGTTAAGCGCAACCTCAAAAAGACCTATCTCGGCTGTGAAGAGGTGACATACACCGACTTCATCACCGGTGAGAAAACTACAACCTGGGAACCCCGGCATACCTCCGATCTTGATACCGGCGAAATGCACATCTTCCTGACCAAAGTTGAGGCCTGGTGTGCTCAGTTTGGTCTGGCTCTCACCATTCCACACGGTTGCGAATATCAGCAACTGCAGCAAAAGCAGGAGGCCTGATGAGCAGCCTTCTCGCCAAAGTAATAGAGCGCGGCATGTTCCGCGTTCCGGCGCGCCGCAAGCGCAAGGTAGAGGTTAAGCCTTCCGACACCCCGACCCTGAAGGACTATACCGCCCGCCTGGTAGATAAGAAGTGGCTCCGCCTGAGAGCAAGGAGGCCACATGCTTAAACGTACTCAGCGCCGCTGCAAAATCTGCCGGGAAAAATTCACCCCAGCATTCGAAAACCATCGTTGGTGCTGTCCTGAGCATGGCGCTGAATTTGCCATGCAGGAACTGGAGAAGAAGCGCGATAAGCAGGCTCAGGCGAAAGCGAAGAAAGAACGCGCAGCCTGGCGCAAGCGCAAAGCAGCGGTGAAACCGCTCCGGCACTGGGAAGGCATGACCCAGCGTGTCGTTAACGACTATATCCGCGAGCGTGACCACGATCTGCCGTGTATCAGCTGCGGCACGTTCGAAACGGTTCAGTGGGAGGCCGGCCACTACCGATCCCGCGGTAAAGCATCTCACCTGCGCTACAACGAGGACAACATTCACAAGCAGTGTCATCACTGCAACGTGCAAATGTCAGGTAACCAGCAGCAGTACCGCATTGCTCTGGTAGAGAAAATCGGCGCTGAGCGCGTCGAGGCGCTCGAAAACAACAATACCCCTCACCGATACACCATCGAAGAACTGGAAGGCATCAGGCGCCATTACAGCGCGCTACGCCGTGCACTCATAAAACAACGGGAGGCTGCATGAAGATCACCTATAGCGACGAAGGGGCTTATTCCCGCATCTGGCTGACTGGCCCGTTTTGGCAGTTGGCTATGGCCAGACGCATTGCGGATGCAGGTCTGGACGCTTCCCCGGTCAATACCTGGGAGTCTCGCGGAATTACCTTCCAGATCACCCTGTACGGAAAGAGCACGTATGTGCTCAGGGCATACAAGGCGATGGCCAAGGCTATGGCGAGGACTGGCAAATGAGCCGTGAAGTTATCGAACGCATCCGCGACCGCTGGCAAAAGCTCCGTCTCTGCCGGCACCGCGGCACCGTACTGGTTGACTACCGCATACTGAGAAATTTCGTCCGCATCTATCAGGCCCTGGGAGAGACAGCATGAAACTGGAATTAACCAACGAACAGCACCAGTGGATAGATCAGTGGCTCCAGCTTTGGGGCGCATGGTGCCAGACAGGGAAGATAGACAAGGCGATGATAAATATGATTGCCAAGTTCATGGCCACGGTTGAACCGCAAGCACCATCAAGGCCTGTATGCAGCGATGATGATGGGTTGCTGATTGATGCCGTAATCCGACATTACCTGAAAAACGTAGATGAGAACGCATGGAAGGTGATTTTTGCCTATTACGTCTGTAACTCAAGCGAGATAAGGATCGCTTCATGGCAGCATGCTGTGAGCAAACCTCGCCTGATGAAGACCCGCGCCGGAAACCAGTATAAGCACCCGAGCATTTCAACCATTCGCCGGGAAGTTAAGCAGATTATAAACGCTGCGCTATTCTGCCTGTACCAGCCGCTGCAAAATGCGTTTAACGATCGCGAAAGTGTGAAGAAAATTGCAAAAAATAGTCATAACGTGCTTGCATTTCAATGAACAAATGAGCAATATATTTAGTGTAGGTTGCCGTATTTGCGTTTGACCTATCAGAACACCGAGCCTCGCCATCGTGCGGGGCTTTTTTACGCCTGCGATCCGGTCAGGGCTCTTGGGTAGAGACGTGCTGCACGACACGTCGACACCCGCCGGTAAGAGCTCTGAACCAGACTGAAGTTACTCAGCAATAAGAAAACTGCATGTCATCATTTGCTTACATCTTATTGACCAGAAAATTAACATCTTGTTAATCTATTCGTGTGGTGAATCCCCCTATGCGGAGGGGCGACCAGTCACTTACAGTGATCTGTAAATGCAGCGCGGGCCATGTCGACTGGGACATGCTCACCGGGAGGCACCCGGCACCACGCAGTACTACTAAGACATTTGGTAGTGGGGTTGCCGTTTCGGCTTCTCCAGCTATGTTTAAAAGGTAGTAACGGAAAACGAGCGCTCTCCTGGTAAATCGGTAGCTCGGACTATTAGGTGCGCCTCGAACCGTTGAAGAATCAGTATTTCCTACCTTCTGCCCGCCCCTCTGAGCGGGCTTTTTTTCGCCTAATTCAGGCAAAACCATAAAGCATTAAGGGCTGCGCTATTTCGCGGCCTTTTTCATTTCAGGGTCAGAAGCACAGCGGTTGTGCGTTCGGCTGTTAACCGAATGGTCGAAGGTTCGAATCCTTCCTGCCCCGCCAAATTAGCGCCATTAGCTCAACCGGAGAGAGCAATAGCCTTCTAAGCTATCGGTTTCAGGTTCGAGTCCTGAATGGTGCACCAGATAAAGGCCTGACCTGATGACGGGCTCATAATCCAATCCATCAGGGGCGCTGCTGTAACAGCGTCACAGGCCGCCAGACCCAGCCAGGGTATTTTCGGTCATCACCGACATTGCTATTACCCTCATGCTTATTGCCTGCCTAACCGCAGGCTTTTTTATTTTCAGGGTCGCGGGAATCACCCTCGACGCTTTGTTGGTAAATCAGCCCGACGGCCCTGAACCTTTTACTGACTACAGATAGCACCCCGAACATTATCGGAGGTGAGAGATGCAACGTATGAACCCAACCGATGGTCACAATCTGCCTTACTGGTGGTCAGCCTTGCTTGGTATCTTTTCCGTCCTGAGTCTGCAGGATTATGTCTTCATCATTGGCGCCCTGATCTCTGCCTTCTTCACAATCAAGACGTATTACGCAAAGCGTAAAGAAGAGCGAGAGCGACTGGATGAAGAGAAAAAACGCACGCAGCTGTTGGCCAGTTATCTGGCTGATGTCTCCGCAAAGCCTGGAGGTGACCGCCCGGCTTCAGCCGAAGTGGTAACCGAGGCCTTGAAGCGGATCGCAAGTGATACACAGAGGTGAGCATGACGCCATCAATGAGGAATAAACTGATTGGCGTGATCGCCGGCGGCGGTGGCGCCATAGCCATTGCTTCTGCGCTCATCACAGGCCCGACTGGTAACGATGGTCTTGAAGGTGTGCGTTATGACCCTTATCAGGATGTGGTAGGCGTCTGGACTGTCTGCTATGGCCATACTGGCAAAGATATCATTCTTGGCAAGAAGTACACCGAGGCTGAATGCCGTGCGCTGCTCAGCAAAGACCTGAACACCGTTGCTCGCCAGATTGACCCATACATCCAAAAGCCGATCCCCGAGACAATGCGCGGGGCTCTGTACTCGTTCGCCTATAACGTCGGCGCTGGCAATTTCCAGACCTCCACGCTGCTGCGCAAAATCAACCAGGGCGACCAGAAAGGTGCGTGTGATCAGCTGCGCCGCTGGACTTATGCCAAGGGCAAACAGTGGAAAGGCCTGGTAACTCGCCGCGAGATTGAGCGCGAAGTATGTCTCTGGAGTCAAAAATGAGCCGGTTAACCGCCATTATCGGCGCCGTTGTGATCTGCCTGGTTGTTTGCCTTGGGTGGCTGGCAATGCATTACCACAACGCTGCTGCTGAGCAGAAAACCCGAGCCGATGGCGCCGAGCAGCAGGTAAACGCAGCGCAGGCGATCACATCTAACGTTCTGACCACCATGACCATCTTCAACACCATCGTCGAGGTCAATCAGCATGCAAAAGAGCAGATCGCACTGGACGCATCGGGAGCCTCGGCTGATATCCGGGTTGCTGTTGCGAATGATGATTGCACTAATCGCCCTGTGCCTGCTGGCGCAGTTAAGCGGCTGCAACAATTCGCGAACGGTCTACGTCAAAGTGCCGGTGGTCCCGTTACCGGCCAGCCTGACGGCTGACACCCCGCAACCGGAAATCCCTGACAACCTGACGTGGGGCCAGAGCCTTGATTTAAACGTCAGTCTGCTATCAGCGCTGGGGCAGTGCAACCGTGATAAGGCTGACATCAGGCAAGCAGATTTTAAAAGACTGCAGGAGCGGTGAGTTCAAGAAATTCGCTAGAAGGTAAGGCTTTTATTATTTGATCTTGTAGCTCTACAAATCTAGAAGTCTAGGTGAAAAAAAATCACTTTCTAAAATGGCAATATTAATGATATAGATTAATTATTTCATTGGTGTACGAGGTAAAAATGAATCTTTATCTGTATCTAACTAAACCAGAATGGGCCGATGCTTGGATAAATGGTGGGGTGGTCCCATTTTATGTAGCTAGTAAGTATAAGAGTGAAGAAAGAACTGGAGTTTTAACCCCAGATGAAAATCTCATAGATAGCTCAACCTTTGATGTTAAATCCATCTCTCCTGGTATCACATTTGCCGAAGGTGGAATTGCGAGAAACATCAGGTTTATCAATTGTTATTCTAATGGAGTAGTTGTAAATGGTACTGTAAATCGTCATTATGAAGATGGGTTGGTCATTTGTATGGCTACGAAAAAAAGTAAATATATAGCTAGGAAGCTTGGTAAAACAGCTTGCGTAAAAATTAACAATATTAATAAGTTAATTAATTGTGTAAATGAGCATACTGGTGTGATAGGCGTTCATGGTGTTTGTACCTACACAGCCACACACGAAAGAAATCATTTTCTCAAGTCCACTTATGATCAGTGGCAGAGGGAATACAGAATGTTTTGGAAGGGGGTTGGTAACATTGAGGTTGAACTTCCTCCTGGTTTGGGTAAGGTTGAATTTATTCTTCCTTAAGACTGCCAAAAAATAATTCACCAATAAGATTCCAATTTCATAAGGCCGTTATAAAGCCCGTCTACTGAATCCTTTTTATAATGGCTGTACACACGTTTAACACTCCAATCCCGGGAGTGGAGGTTCCGTTCATGTGGCAGGCTAGTCTGGAGTTAAACGCGAAGCTGTACTATGCGCTGGGGCAGTGCAATCTGGATAAGGCGGGGATTAGAAAGATAGAGGAGAGCCGGTTAGGTAGAAGTGAATCAGGCTCAAAAGGAAGTAGATGACAGCGAAGGTTATTTTGTGATTGACGATTGTGCTTAACAAACTGATTTTCAACATTTATTCTCCTTTTTGATTATTGGGCGAAGTCAGGTTTCTATTGTGTAACTTTTTTCTCCCTGTGACTGTTCCTACTCGTGTAACATTAAAGGCCTGGGGCGGTTGTTTTTCGTTCTATACTCGCCACTATTGAGTGTCCAACGTGTTGGACAAGCCCTTCCTAATAGTGAGTCTTAATAGCTTCTGAGCAGTTTTTGTCTCTTATAAGAGACAAGTCCATCCATGCCGGCAGGCAAAGGCGGGAACCGAAAGAGGCGTTCAATAATTTTATAAAATTCTGCAAATGATGCCTTTTTGGTGTCATTAGCAGAGTTTTATGTAAATTTACTGATGCTGCGGTGACAAAATTACCGAGAAAGCATCAAGGCAACCCATGGGATTATTCTGTATGGCTGAAAATAACAATCGCAGACCATACCCTCCTGTCAACTTCGCTGGCGAAAACTGGCTGCCATATACCCGGCTGATCCCTGCTTTCGAAATTGGCGATTGGATTAACCAGAACATCCTCTCCGAAGAGGGCCGAATCCATAACCCTGACCATACGCACTTGGTCGATGCTGATGTCGCGTTCATGTGGGCTTCTGGCTCATTCGCCAAAAGCGGGCGCATTGTGCTTGGTCAGTGTGAACAGGTAATGATGCGCGCCGGAGGCTGGCAGAAGTCCCGCATGGAGCAGCAGATGCATGAATGGTTCGGTCGCATACCGAAGTTCATCATCACCCTGGCTGCTGACTACTGCGAGCAATGTAACGATCTGGAGTTCTGCGCCCTGGTAGAGCATGAGCTTTACCACATCGCCCAGGCTACCGATGACTATGGCGCGCCGAAGTTCAACAAAGAGACCGGAATGCCGGTGCTCAAACTTCGCGGCCATGACGTCGAGGAATTCGTCGGAGTTGTCCGGCGTTACGGCGCCAGCAAAGATGTGCAGGAAATGGTGGATGCGGCGAACAGGCCGGCGGAGGTTGCTCATATCGATGTTGCCAGAGCGTGTGGGACGTGCATGCTGAAACTGGCGTGATTTTATACTGCTTTATACGGATGGTGATTTATGGCTGCACTAAAACCAGAAGTGAGAGCCTTTATCATTCAAGAGCTTGCATGTTTTGATACGCCATCCCAAATCGTCGAGTCCGTACAAAAAGAATTTAAGGTTCAGGTGACGCGCCAGCAGGTAGCGTCGCATGACCCAACAAAGGCCGCAGGTAAAGGGCTCGCTAAGAAGTGGGTAGACCTTTTCAACGAACTCCGCGACCGTTTTCTCAACGAAATTTCCGATATTCCGATCGCCAACAAGGCCTACCGTCTGCGCGTACTGCAGCGAATGTCGACGACTGCCGAGAACATGAAGAACATCGGCATGACGGCCCAATTACTGGAGCAGGCGGCCAAAGAGGTGGGTGAGGCTTACAGCAATAAGCAAAAAGTCGAACACACCAGCCCTGACGGTAGCATGTCGCCGCGACCAACGACGATCAGACTGGTAGGAGTAGAGCCAACTAATGGAAAGTCAGGTTGACCTACAAATCCCGGCGAAGCTCGTTCCCGTATTCGCGACAGAGGGCATTCGCTATCGTGGCGCGCATGGTGGCCGAGGTTCTGCAAAGACGCGCACATTCGCGCTGATGAGTGCGGTTAAAGCGTATCAGGCAGCCGAAAGCGGATTAAGCGGCGTCATTCTCTGCGCTCGCGAGTTTATGAACTCCCTTGAAGAGTCATCGATGGAGGAAGTAAAACAGGCGATCCGGTCTGTTCCCTGGCTGGATGATTACTTCGATATTGGCGAAAAGTACATCCGCACCAAAAACCGCAACGTTAGCTACGTCTTCTGCGGCTTGCGCCACAACCTCGACAGTATTAAGTCAAAGGCGCGCATTCTGGTTGCGTGGGTGGATGAGGCTGAATCGGTATCGGCGACGGCCTGGAAGAAGCTGCGCCCGACGGTGCGTGAAAATGGCTCTGAAATCTGGGTGACATGGAACCCGGAGAAAGACGGCAGCGCCACTGACAAACTCTTCAGAAAGAACCCGCCGAAAAGCTCGATGATTGTCGAGATGAACTACAGCGACAACCCGTGGTTCCCGGATGTACTCGAAGAAGAGCGCCTCGAAGATCTGGAAAACCTCGACTACGCCGATTATGCGTGGATTTGGGAAGGCGCCTATCTGGAGAACTCAGACAAGCAGGTGCTGGCGAATAAATACGTCGTGCAGAGCTTTGAAGACGACCTCTGGAAGAAATCAGAGCGCCTGCTGTTCGGCGCCGACTTCGGTTTCGCAAAAGACCCAAGCACGCTTATTCGGATGTTCATCCTGGATAACAACCTCTACATCGAATACGAGGCCTACGGTAATGGTGTAGAGCTCGATGACATGTGGAAGTTTTACGCTGGAAAAACCGATGCCACGCCGAAACAGCTTGAAGACTGGAAAGTTACTGACGAGGCGAAATTCCCCGGCATACCGGAGGCTCGCAAATGGCCTATCAAAGCCGACAACTCCAGGCCTGAAACAATCAGCCATATCAAGGGCCAGGGTTTCAATATCTCAGCAGCTCAGAAATGGCAGGGTAGTGTTGAGGATGGGATAACTTGCCTGCGTGGTTTTAAGAAAATCATCATTCACCCACGCTGCAAAGAGACGGCGAAAGAGGCCAGGCTCTACTCGTACAAAACTGACCGGATCACTGGCGAAGTCTTGCCGGTCATAGAGGACAAGAATAACCACTGCTGGGACGGTGTCCGGTACGGTCTGGATGGGTATATCAAGCACAGAGCGCAAGTCGGCGCAGTATTCTTCTAAGGAGCATCGCCAGTGAGCGAACAAGATAACGGCCTTCAACTGGCTGTGAACAATCTCGCCACTGAAATGCGGCGAGCGAATTACCTTAACGCCATCGGTATCGGTGGGGGCAACACCAAGCGCCCGACGCTCTATCAGGAGTTTGGTTACCCGCGAACCATTACCTTCCATGACTTTTACAACATGTACCGGCGCAACGCCGCAGGCTTCGCTGTTGTGCATCGCCTTCTTGATGGATGCTGGCAGGACTATCCGGTCATCGTTGACGGTGATGAGTCCCAGGAGGCAAAGAAAACCAACCCGTGGGAAAAGAACGTCACCAGGTTCATGAAGAAATGGTGGCCGAAGGTGAAGGATGCCGACCGCCGCAATATGGTGGGCCGCTACTCCGCGCTGTTACTGCAGATCAAAGATAACCGGTCATGGAATGAGGAAGTCGACACTTCCCTTGTGAAGAATCTCGGTGAAGCAGCGCTGGTTAAGCTGATCCCTGTATGGGAGCCGCAGCTGACAGTTGCTGAATGGGATAACGATCGCCAGTCCGAGACGTTCGGCCAGCCGAAGATGTTCAACTTCAACGAGCTGCCGGTTGGAGACGAGGCGTTCGTCGGTCCGACGCGCGGTGAGCCTGTGCATCCGAGCAGGGTAATCCTGTTCTGCGAAGGCTCAGAGGATGACAACGTTCTGTCTGGTATCCCGCTTCTTGAGGCCGGATACAACAAAGGGCTCGACCTTGAGAAGATTTCCGGCGGTGGCGCTGAGGGCTTCCTGAAAAATGCCAGCCGGCAGATCGCGGTCGAGTTCAGCAAAGAAACAGACATGGCCACGCTGGCTGACCAGGCGAAGAAAGCTGGTTATGCTGATCTCGGCGAAGCGATGGGCGACAAGGTCAATAAGCTGAACCGCGGCACCGATGCGGCCGCCGTGATGCAGGCCGGGCAGATGCATGTTCTTAGCGTGACACCCGGAGACCCGGGGCCGACGTGGGAGGTCACCGCCAACGAACTGGCGGCATCTGTTCAAATCCCGTTCACCATCCTGTTTGGACAGCAGACCGGGCGACTGGCGAGTGATGAGGATAAAACCGACTGGGCTATTCGCCGCAATACCCGCCGCAACGGCTTCCTGACTGACCGAATCACAGCCTTGCTGGAACGCTTCTGGACGCTGGGCATTATCGATCCGCCGACAAATGGAGAGGTCACCATTTCATGGACTGACCTGCTGGCGCCTGGCGAAAAAGAGAAAATCGAGAACGCTTCGAAACTGGCCGATATCGTGCAGAAAACGTCGGGCTTCTATGGTGGTGAACCGCCATTCACCGCCAACGAACTTCGCGAGATTGTAGGCCTCGATCCTCTGCCTGAGCCAAAGCAACCACCTAACCCAAATGACAAGGTGACAACCGATGATCCACTGGCCGATGACACCGGAGCAGACGGCAAAGGTGGGGCTGCCGATAGTTCCGCGCAGCAAGGTTGACCCGACTCGATCAGCGAAGCAGGTCAGCGCGATGTTCCGGGATATCGAGGACAGGTATCTCGGCATCAAGCGCGCTCTGAAAGCACTGTTTGACCAGCGCCTGACAGGGCGTGAGCGTGAGGTAAACAGCCACAACTGGCACTTCCTGTGCCATGACCACGGCGATGATGTGAGGCTCCACCAGGTCAACGCCGGCAATTTCATCTACGACATGTCGGCGCAGGAACTGGCGGACCTGCTCGAAGCGGTACAGGCCATACTCGACGATTACCTGCTGGAAGGCGGCGAACAGAACCTCTGGGCGATGGATTACGTGACCGCAGAGGCGCAGCGCGGCACGCTGGAGGCATTCAACAACCTCTCGCAACAGTCGCAGGTATATGCCAGCCAAACGACGCTTCAGCAGCTTTTAAACAGCCCCGGTTATCTGAACCAGATAGCGGCGGCCAGGCTGACTACTTTTAGCGACTGGAAGGTCATCAGCGACACCTCCCGCGGCGATCTGACCAACATCATTACTGATGCGGTCGCGCGCGGGGTGAATCCTCGCGAGACGGCCAGCGTCATCAGCAAGCGCCTCGATGTATCGATGTCGAAGGCCAAGACCATTGCTCAGACTGAGCAGGTCGGCGCGCTGCGGCAGGCGCAGTGGAACGAAACCGACTGGGCTGCCGACAGGCTGGGGCTGAATACCGGGCTTCTGTGGCTGTCGGCGCTCAAACCGACGACGCGCAGCTGGCATGCCAGTCGTCACGGCAAGGTCTACACCACCGAGCAGGTGAGAGACTTCTACGCCGAGAACGGCAACCGGTACAACTGCTATTGCAGCCAGATTCCGGTGCTGCTCAATGACGATGGTAGCATTTTCAACCAGGGGCTCTCCGAGAGGCTGGAGAAAGAGCGCAAACAGTGGGCCCCGGATAAAAAGGCCGCTTAGTTATTTTTTACAAGGAAATGACTGCATAAGATATAAGGCGGTTAATTTGTCCGCATCTGCGCCTCTGGTCTGTGGATTTTTCTGCAATCCCATGCCGACAACATCGGCAATTTGTCCCCGCGTAATGCTGCCCCGAGGGCAAATTAGCTCTGACCCCAATGTGTCCCATACGCCGGTTACATACCCCATATAATCGTATGCCGCGAAATAGTCTTCTCTTGAAGCCGTCCCGTTGTCACTTCGCACATATGCTTGATATCTGGTGTAAAGGTCATTGCCTGTCAAAAACGTTGCAAAACTATTTCCACTGAAAGCGACAAACAACAAAAGAAGAGCCTTTTTCATTCTTTTTCCTGAAGGGTTAAACATGAACTTAACCAGTATCCATGTGAAATCCTTGGCGATCAACGCCTCCAATATATCTACGACCATAATTAATGATCAGGAACACTATATTATTCGTGGTGCAGTTCCGATCGTCGATGACATCGTGATGAATGGCGGTCTTTATCCAGCCGAGGAGATTAACAACAGCTACAAGACGATGGAAGGCAAGCTGATGCCTCTGCCGCATCCGATGGTAGATGGCAAGTACGTCAGCGCCAATGACCCGCGGGCCATTAATAGCTATCACGTCGGAGCATGGGCGCAGAACGTCAGCAAGTCTGGCGACCAGGTCGTCATGGACGTTTATATCAATAAGGCGGTCGCCGAGACAAAGCCTGACGGTAAACGCCTGATTACTCGCCTCGATGAGATGATCGCTGGCACCAACACCGACCCGATCCACCTGTCTACCGGATTACTCACGAACAAAGAGAGAAAATCAGGCGAGTCGAAGCAGAAGAAGTACTCATGGATCGCTCGCAATATGCAGTTCGACCATATCGCTATCCTGCTCGATGAGCCGGGCGCCGGCACTCCAGAGGAAGGAGTCGGCATGTTCGTGAATGCCGATGGTCAGGAAGGCGAAGTCGAGACTGCAAGCCTCGTTGATGCGGCAAATAGCCTCAAAGATGGCCTGCTGAACAAAGTGAAGTTCTTCCTCACCCACAACTCAGATGCCTCATTCGATGAAATCTACCAGATGCTGCGGGAAGCCATTCGCGCGCCGTCAGGCAGCGATGTTTATCGCTATGTCGTGACCGTATGGCCCGACAAATTCATTTTCGAAGAGGGCAATAAGCTCTTCCAGCAAAAATACCTCATCGACGACAGCACAGTCACGCTGGTCGGCGATCCAGTAGAGGTCGTGCGCAAACCCACTGAGTACGAAGTCAAAACCAACGGAGAAACAAACCCGATGAAAGAGAAGATGATCGCCGCGCTCAATGCCGCAGGCGTTAAAACCGAGGGGCTGACCGACGATCAGGTCTGGGATGCCTATAACCAGCAGGTACAGAAGAAAGCAGGCGACCAGCCGGGTACTCAGATTAACTCTGACGCGATTACCGCAGCAGTAAATCTGGCGATTAAGCCTCTGACAGACGAGATCAGCACGCTGAAAACCCAGCTGCAGGCCAATGCTGAAAAAGACCTCAAGTCCAAGCGTGAAGCGGTCAAAGCGAAATTCCCGTTCATGACCGAAGCGGCGATCAACTCACTGGCCGGCGAAGCGCTGAACGACATGTACTCGCAGTGCCAGACCAGCACCGGTCTGAACCCGGCATTCCAGGGGAATGGCGCTCAGAGTGAAATCCTTTCTATGGAGGCTCCTGAATAATGGCTCTCGCACCTCGTTTCCATACCGTAATCGCGGGCCCGGCCCGCAAGAATGACCCGCAGGTCATTGAAGCAATCATGGCGGCGGCAGTGAAGCCTGGGTCTCTGGTAATGCTGGATAGCACAGGGAAACTGGCCGTTCACAATGTGGCCGGTGGTGCAGGCGTTGCCCTGGCGCTCCAGCACAATTATATCGGCGGCGGTGATATCCGCGATGCAGTGCCGGCCGGGGATACTGGCGCGGCCATCATGTGCGAAGACGATGTCGATTACCACATGCTGGTAAAAGCCGGCGAAGTGTTGCTGGAAAACGAAGGTCTGGTTTCTGCCGGTGACGGCACACTGGCCAAGTCGACCACTCCAGCAACCGACCAGGTCCTCTTCTTTTCACGCGAAAAAATCACCGTTGGTGCTGAAGCCCAGCTTGTGAAAGTTCGCAAATCAGGGAAAGCTACCGCATGAGCATGATCGTATTTAACAAAAAGCTGGTTACTGAACATAACCAGATCAAGAAGGCATGGAATCAGCTGCTGATGCAGCGCGAATCCTTCAACGTTAACCAGAACAACATTTCCGCCCAGTACGGCGGCGCGCTGGAAGTTAACCAGGCTGCGCTGATCTCTAAAGACTACTGGCGTGAAGTTGACAACATCACCACCCGAGTCTTCCGCAACGACGAAGGCAACGGCCTGCTTGATGACCTGCTCGGTCTCGGTACGCCGATCTCTATCGGCAAGACGGCTGCGCTGTACCGTGTTTCCAGTGACGCTGGCAAGGTTCATCGCACACTGACTGGCCATGTTCCGGAAGAGCTGGATAAAGTCATCTACGACGAAGCTGGCGACCCGATCCCGATCTTTAACACCGGCTACAGCCGCGAATGGCGTGAGTGGAACGGCATGCAGTCTGAAAACCTCGACGCGATGGCCGATGACCAGGAAGCGCACGTTGCGGCTATCCGTGAAGACATGGCTGACTACATGCTTTCAGGCGATGCGAAGGTGAAGGTGAAGGGCTATGTCGGCGCTGGTATCACCAACCACGCCAACACCAATCAGGTAGACCTGAGTGCTTCAGGCCTCAACATCGACCTGACCACTGCTACTCCTGACGAGATGGTCGCTTTCTTCACCGGACCGTTCGCGAAGCTTCTGGACGATAACTACGTGCAGGAGAAGGTGAAGGTTTGGGTGTCGCCTGACATCATGCGCAACATGAGCAAGCCGTATTCCTCCGCTGCAGGCTTCAAAGAAGGCACCGTGCTGGAATACATCCTGCGCTACGGCCGCATTGAGTCGGTGAACCAGACCTTTAAGCTGACCGGTAACCACTTCATTGCGTACGTTCGCAACTCGCAGTACATCAAGACGCGCATCGCCGCGCCGGTGGGTACCTTCATGATCCCGCGACAGAATCCGTTCGACAACTACAACACTCTGGTCTGGAGTGCAGTTGGTCTGCAGATTAAGCGTGATTTCAACGGTCGCTCTAAAGTCTTCAACGCACAGGGATAAGGGGCTTCGGCCCCTTTTCTTCGGGAGAAAGCATGAAAACGTTAAAGGTCGAGAAAACCGGCTGCTGGGGCATGATTGATGGCGTCTTCCAGCAACTTCCTGTTGGCCACGAATTCGTTGCGGCGGGCGTTCCTGCTGCTTTTGCTGGTCGTGTGTCGGTGGTGGGCGAAGTGGAAGAGCAAGCGCTGGAAGTGGCCACGCCTGGCAATGATGCTGCAGAGCAGGCAGAGCAGGCAGAGCAGGCAGAGCAGGCAGAGCAGGCAGAGCAGGCAGAGCAGCAGGAAGAATCTGCCAGCAAATCGAAGAAGGCGAAATAACCATGGCTGACCCAATCACAGCGGCAGACGTGCAGGCGTTCCTCGGTGAGTTGGGTTACGCCATCCCCGCCTCGCTGCTCGATCCGATTCTCTGCGTGGTGAACAAGATTATCCCGTGCCTCGATGGTGCAGGGTATGACGACTGCACGGCAAAGCTCATCCTGATGTATGCCGCTGCGCTCATGGCGACGTCTTCCGGTGCCCGGCGAATAAAATCGCAGGGGACGCCATCAGGAGCGTCGCGCTCGTTCGACTACGGAGATGACGGCATTACCTGGCTGCGCGACTCTCTGGCGAAACTGGATACCAGCGGCTGCACCGGTGAGTTGCCAATCAGCGCCGGCAACAGTGTGGGCCTGTTTATGGTGGTCGGGGGCTGTTAATGGCATGGGTTTCAGTTCAGCAACGGCTGCCGCGGACGTTTAACCGGGTGTGGGTGATCACCGATACCGGCCAGCAAACGACGGCGTACGTGAAAAGCGACGGCGAGTGGTTCATTAACTGCGACCGCATACGCGCCACAGGAGCCGTCGTGCTGCGATGGAGGGATGGCTGATGTCGGCAACCGCTAATTGGTCATACACCGCGACGGCGACAATCTGGCGGCGTATACGCGATGCTGACGGTAGTGATACCGACGGCGGAGGTCAGCCGTACGGGTGGGAAGCACCGATCGCTATCCTCTGCGACTACCAGGGGGGGCTCTCTGCAAAAATCGGTGACCTTGGCCGGGAGATCGTGGTTAAAAACACGATATGGACCGAGTACGCAACGGCGCGGGAAGGGGATTACATCCTGATTGGCGCGTCGACAGATGCGGCTCCGCCGGACGAGGCCGATGAGATTCGGCAGATCGTCCAGTTCGCTGATACGTTCGAGCGCCTGGCGGACGATTTCGCACTGATTACGGGAGTCTGATTATGGGCGCTAAAGTTCGCGGCATCCGCCAGGCCAAGGCCAACCTCGATCGCATCATCAAAGACGTCCAGGGGCGTAAAGTCGTGCGGGCAATCCAGTCTGCGATGCTTATCGGCAGCGCGCAGGCAGCACTTTACACCCCGATCGATACGTCGACGCTCATCAATAGCCAGTTCCGCGAAATCATGGCTAACGGCACCAGGGTAACCGGGCGCGTTGGTTATTCCGCTAACTATGCGGTGTATGTTCACGACCCGGCAGTGAAACAGAACTTTACGCTAGCAACGGCCCGCAAGGAGTTCTTAACGAAGGGCTTCGAGGATACCCGCAGCCAAATTGACGCGGTGGTGAAGAAGGAGCTTTCGCTATGACCCCTCCGATGTATATACGCCTCAAAGACCTGTTTGTGGCTGAGGGGCTTACCGCGGGGTTTAAGGTCCAGTGGCGGCAATGGCGCGACACCGGGAAAGACACGGATCAGTTCATCGTATTCCGGTCTTCAGGCGGCACCGATATCACCTTTGACCTTGGCGGCGACTGGTATGTGATGGTTGATGTGATTTCCTCGAAGGCCAATCCCGACGCTGCTGACGCCGCGGTAAACGCCATTGCCGAGTATATCAGCGCGCAATCCGGCGCCGATGATTGCGTTGGCGCGCTGCGGCTTGTCGGCAATGTACCGGCGCCGATCCCCACCGAAGAGGGCCGATTAGTAACCCGGCTACTCGTCTCCTGCACATACGGCGAATAATCGTCAGAATCACCCATCAGGCTGCCATATGGCGGCCTTTTTTAATTGAGAGGCATACATGCAAGGCTGCGCTAATGACACCGGCAAGCTGATTGGTAAGGTGGCCGTGCTCCGCATGGCTTTTGGCTGTGCTGATACGGTTCCTGCGCTTTCCGAATGGAAGCGACTCGGCGCCATGACCACCAAGGGCTTCGACTACTCCATGAATACCGTCACCTCTGAGGCTGACGATACCAAGGGGCTGGTTGAGAACCTGGTCAACAATATGGACTTCACCATCTCAGGAGAAGGTGAGTTTCGCAAGAAAGACAAGACGACGGAAGTCGGCGCTATTGCCATCTCGAAATATATTTTCGATGAAGTGCAGGCCGGCCGTCAGCCGACAGTCTGGGTCCGCTTCGACTTCACTGGTGAAGACGCTGGCACTTATATCATGGGGTACTTCAACACCACCTCCTGGTCTGGTGATTTCGGCACCACGGATATTTCCACCTTCTCTGGTGAGTGGAAAGTTGCTGATGCAGACACCGTGGTATTTGAGGTGGCGCCGCCGGCGCTGGCGTTTACCACCAACCTGCCGACCACCAAGAGCGTGGCTGCCGGATCGGCTCTGAATATGTCGGTCGTGGTTGAGGGTGGCACTTCGCCTTATACCTACGTCTGGAAGAAAGACGGCACGGTTGTCAGCGGTCAAACAACGGCGACCTTCAACAAGGCCAGCGCTGTTTCTGGTGATGCCGGGGTTTATACCTGTGAAGTCACCGATTCTTCCGCGACACCAGTCACGATCACTTCTGCATCCTGTGCGGTCACCATCAGTTAACCATCAGGCCATTTCGTGAATAGTACAAAGGGCGTTCTGCGCCCTTGATACTATTTATGGAGCGACTATGACCCCGATTAAAGAATTAGGCGAATGCGTTATCGGTACCGGTGACCGGGAATTCTTTTTCCGGCCGTCGTTTCGCAACATGGCGCGAATCGGTGAGCCAGAGGAAATTGTCCAGGCGTTCTATGACCTGTGCAATGACGAGGCGACGCCATTCGCGCAGCGCGCAGCTGAGGCCTATATCAGCGATGAGTACAGCCGCCTTCCTGATTGCGTCCTGCGGTTTATGCAAAGCGGCCTCCTGTCACGCAAAGCGGTCATGGCCGCGCATACGGTACTGACAGCCTGCTGTGACGACGATATCGGCGATCTGGTTGGCTGGATGAAGCCGGGGAAATCACGCAAGCGTGGCTTCGTGTGGCGCCCGGGCAGCATGCCGCCGGAATGCATGGTCATTGTCGCGCAAAACCTGATGATGCACGGCATCATCGGCAAAGCGAAGGTGCGTAAGCTGCAGCGTTACGAAACGAACGAGACAACCGCAGAATTCCGCGCAGCCGACTACATCATGGCGGCCCGCAACCATTTCGGCATAAGCCGGGAAGAGGCCGAGAACCTCACGATGACAGAGTTCGCCATGATGATTAACGCCAAATACCCAAATCAGAACGGCTTCACGCGCGAAGAGTACGACACGGTCATGGACGAAGACGATCGCCGCTGGAAAGCTATGATGGTAAAAGCGTCTTAGCAAACGCGAATTTAACTACAATTGCATCGGAATCGTGACATGTCACAACACAAAGTTTGTGAGCGCCGCGCTTGACCACCAGATCAACATAACTTAATCTTCAATCACAACAACAATTATTGTTGAAAAAATTCGGTTAAGGGCTTGGCGGCGCAAGGTTCGCTAAGCTCTTTTTACACCCAAAAGGTAGAGCGAGGAGGAGCTATGTTTAGTTTCTCGAACAAACGGAAGACTACTACGGGAACTGAAAGCCCCGTACAGCGCTTAACGAACATCCTTGTCGACAACCAGGACCGACTCACGATTGATCGCGATGGCGTAATCAGCTTAAACCTTGAAAACGATAAGGTTCGCAAAGAGATGAAGCGCCAGTTTCAGTTTCTTGCGAGAGTTGAACCCTCTAAGGCAAGGTGACGGATGGGTACACTGTTACTATCCGCTATCCTCGTTAGTGGTTACATTTTTACTATTACATCAGTATCTACGAGATACAAATTTAAGCGCTCCGATGGTTGGGGCGCTTATTTTTATGTGGCGACGTGGGGAACAGGGTTTTGCATCCTGAGCTGGATGTTATGCTCGATAATGGGATTTGTGGGCTTCATTGATTTTTCTGCCAAATTAGTGGGAATGAACAAGGAAAATGTCAAATTACTTATCCCGCTATCTGCAGATGCTGTAGCTACAGGAAAGAGCTTAAAGATAGCTCTATGGCTAGTTGGCACTGTTGCACTTTCCACAATTTGTGGCCTGCTAAATAAGGCCTGGCACGGCTGGGGTAATAACAGATTTAAAGCTCTTGCAAAGGCTGCAAGGAACCATCCTCTTGAAACATTGGCAATCGAGGCTTCTGCTACTTTAGCTCCAGTAATTTTTACTTTGAAATCGAAGAAATTTTATGTCGGCTGGGTTATTCGCCCACCCTTGGAGCATGGGAAGATTGAACATATGGCTTTCATCCCTCTGCTCAGCGGTTACAGGGATAAAGACACGCTAAAAATTGTCGTCACGACAAACTATATAACTCATTATGAAAGCATCGGCTTGTATGGTGATGTCTTGGGTGTGGATGGCCCTCCAAGGGTTAAGAGCAATCTAACCTTTGATGACTTCAGGGTCGTGTGCCCAGTTTCAGAAATTGAAAACCTGTCTTTTTTCGATTTTGAAACCTACAACAACTTTAAGTTGCAGGAAGATAAGGAAGAAAAGAGTCGGAAAAGAATCAGGACTAAAGCCACAATACAACAATATTAATGGAAAGCCCGCCTCCAGGCGGGTTTTCCTTTCTACTTCTGGCTGCCAAGCGAAAGGTCGCCAAACCAGTCGTAATCGAAAAAATAGAACACACCAAACACCACGACAGCGAGCACAAAGACAACTTTTATCAACCTAAACATACTACCTCCTTAGCAGGTGACACATCGTTGCACATTTTGTGACTGACGCCTAAAAACAAAGGGGGCAGATTGTGCCCATTTACCCAAAACTTTTCACGAAGTCAGACTCTGCACTTTTGTCGTTCCCTCCTATCCCTGCTAATCTGTCGAAAACAAAGCGGCGGGGATAGGTGATGAAGCTAGAGAGGGGGAGCGAGCTTTCCGATGGAAGAGTGCTCTACTGGATGGAGCATTTCTGCATCAATTGCATGCCAAGCCAAAACGGCGAATGGCATGTAGGGCATTTTGATCGAGCTGAATATGAAACCCTGCGAGAGAATACGGTAGCTCTCCTAAAAAACGAAGAGTTTCAGTTCATGGTAAGGGTAGGAAGTGGATTTTCTGTAAAAGCCTGGTGTGTTTCTCTCAATGGGACTTTTGTGTTCAGTGTTCACCGTGATCCTGATGGGATCATGGCAGCTATCATTGTACTTAATGCTCAACAAAAAGAAGTATTTAGGCTAACTACTACTACCCATCTAACCTCATGCTCCCTATCTGAGTTTGCCGAATATTTGGCGCTATCCTTTTATGGCTCTTCAAAAGGAAGAGAGCCTTATGACAATAAATTAGAGGTATTCAACTTAAAAACAGGTGAGGTGATTACATCTATCGACAAGGATAACGAGCTTAGGCATGCGGAAGTAATAGTTACAGAGCCAGCGGGCAATGTCGTCGCCTTTTATAAGGGAAAGAGTTTTAAAGTTTGCTAGGATTATGCTCATCTTTTATAGAGGGAGGGGAAGGTGTGAAAAAGGTCGTGTTTTTAGTCATAGCTCTAATGTCATTTAGTGCAGTTTCCGCGACAACAATAAGCATTCCAACTGATTCGAAAGCCAAATACACCATCATTGATAAAAGCGTAAATGGTTCCATGGCAACCATCACGACCATGAGAGAGGGGCCATCAGGGACATCCTACTCACAGCGCCTGTATGACTGCACATCGTGGACGGTGAAGTATCTTGGTGATGGAGACACGCTGGAACAAATGAAAGCATCCAAGCCTGACGAAGGCATGTCACCAATAGTTGATAATTCAATAGCGTATTATATAGGCCAACGGGCCTGTAAATAACCAAACCCGCTCCGGCGGGTTTTTTTATGCCCGGAGTATGCGATGGCAGAGAAAGCAGGTGAAATTTATTATGACATTGAGGCTAACGTATCCGGCCTGATCCAGGCGCAGCAGCAGGTTAATAAGCGTCTTGACCAAATGGACGCCAAGTTTGAGCAATCATCACGATCTGCCGGGCGATTCGAAGGTGCTTTAAATAAAGTTGGCGTTGCCATTGCAGCAGCTTTCACCATTGATGCAGCGAAGAAGCTTATCGCCATCGGCGACGAGATGGTTACGCTCCAGGCGAGGATAGCCAGACTAAGCCCCAGCATTGACGTGGCCAAAGAAACACTTGCCTCCCTGTCTGCAATCGCGGCTCAAACAGGTAATAGCCTGTCAGAAACTGAGAGGTTATGGGAATCACTGACGACAGCGTTAAAGGAAACTGGCGCCACTAACTCGCAAATTCTCATGTTGACATCGACACTGCAAAAAATTGGCACGATCGGTGGGTCCTCTACTGAGGAAATGGCAAACGCATTGCGACAGTTCGGCCAGTCTATTTCTGGTGGTATCGTTCGTGCTGACGAGTTCAACTCTATTCTTGAGCAGATGCCTGAACTTGCTCGCCAGATTGCAGCGGGGCTAGGTATACCCTTCGGCGATCTTCGCAAGAGAATGCTGGAAGGTAAACTGACGGCTCAGGATGCTCTGAACGCCATTCAACGTCAGTCGCAGTCGGTCAATGAAGAGTTCGATAAAATGCCGGTCAGCATTGATCGCGCAAAGAACAGCCTCGATGTGGCCTTCAAAAATGCCATTAACGACCTGAACCAGGCAATAGGCCTGACTACGACCCTTGCAGGATTGATGCAGAGCGTCGCGGATAACCTCAATTACTACAACAACAATGTCGGCGATTCTTCAAGAATGCCGAAGCTGATCAAGCTCCAGCAGGATCTGAACAATGAGCTGAAAGACGGCCAGAGATGGTATGAAACTGACTCAGTTTTTCAGGCCAGAAGGGCGCAGGCAGCAGTGCAGCTGAAGCAGATCGAGGGGGAAATAGCCCACATTCGAGCAAAGGCTCAGAAGGACGCCGGAAGCAACCAGTTTAATGCGCCTCCGACCAAAGGCGATGACGCCGCAACCAAGAAGCTGGTTCAAAACTCTGAACGCCGGCTTGCATTGGCCAAACTTGAAGGCGAGGCGCGAGCCAGGCTTCAGGCCCAATATGATGCAGCTGATGCTGGGGTGACCGATCCTAAGCGAATAAAAGCGCTGCAGGACGAATACGCCGAAACCTACCGGGTTACGGAGGCCAGGAAGGAAAGCGACAAAGCCGGGAAGCAGTCTGCTTCCACCGCTGAGTCTATAGCTCAAAAACTCGAAAACCTTCGCCAGCAGTCTGAGCTTGCAGCGGACTCAACTCAGGAATTGAGCCGTGAGCAGGCGATATTGCGTGCACAGCAGTCTCTCGGTAAATCGGCTACTCAGGCTCAAATCCAGGAAGCAGGCAAATACGCAGCAGCCGCATGGGATGCAGCCGCAGCGGCGAAGGGGGTAACAGAGGCGCTTAATGCCATTCCGGAACAGGCGGAGAATAAATCCTACGCTGAATCCATGCAGAATCTGAAAGCGGCGCTGAACGCCGGGAAGATTGATCTGCAGGAATACAACGCAGCCACTGAGCAGATGGAGCAGCAGCATCAGGCCAACCTCGCCAAAATACGCTCTCAGCAGGTGGTTAATCCCACCCAGCAGGCACTTGCAGAAGTTGACCCGGTGCAGCAGTTGGCCAACCAGCACGCGCAGGAACTGGCGCTGATTCAGCAGTTCGAGCAGCAAGGGGTTATCGCTCACACTCAGGCCCTGGCACTGAAAAAAGCCGCTGACACTCAGTATGAGCAGCAGAGAACCGCTGCTATGTGGGAGGTTTACCGAAATCAGAGCCTTGGCAATGAGGCCATAGCTGCTTCATTCGATGCTCTGGCTGGTAATGCTTCTAACGCCCTGACCGGCATAATTACAGGAAGTATGAGCGCACAGGAAGCAGCGCAATCACTTGCCAGCACCGTTTTGAACAGTCTTGTAAACGCATTCGTTCAAATGGGTGTTGAGTGGGCCAGAAACGCGATTATGGGCGCGACCACCCAGCAGACTGCAATAGCAGCGACTACAGCAGCACAAGTCGCGGGGATAACCACTCAGACAGCAGCAAGCACCGCGGCGGCGGCCACCACAACCGCAGCATGGACTCCAGCTGCGATTATGTCCTCTATAGCTTCATGGGGTGGTGCAGTTGCTATCGGTCTGGGCGCTATGGCTGGCGTTATGGCATTGGCAGGTAAACGTAAAAATGGTGGTCCAGTATCTGCTGGCTCAATGTATCAGGTGGGTGAAGGCGGTAAACCAGAGATTTACCAGGCCAGCACCGGCAAGCAGTACATGATCCCTGGCGATAACGGGAAGGTCATCAGCAATAAGGATATGCAGTCAGGAGGAGGGTTCAGCGTGCAGGTGAACGTCATCAACCAGTCTACCGGCGCCACCGTTCAGAGTGCCGACGGCTACATGCAGGACGGTAGCGCAGTGGTGGATTTGCTGATCACCGACATGGAAAGAGGCGGCCCCGTATCCTCTCAGATGCAGCAGACATTTGGACTAAGTCGCAAAGCGCAAGGCGCTTACTAAACCAAACCCGCTCCGGCGGGTTTTTTAATGGGTGAACATAATGAAAGTAGCAATCGAAGTTAATGGCGAGGTTATCTGGTACCGCGACAGCGATAAACAGGTGGGGATGGCGTCGGTAGGTTATTTAAAGGACGGCACACAGCAGAAAATCATTGCCGCCCTTGAGGATGCCTTAACTCAGGCAAATGGTGAAAATTTATGCTGGGATGACGTTAATTGAACAGCGTACGGAAAAAGGCCCTCCACCAGTGTCTATGGTCACAACCCAGTATCCGGAGTGAGGGACATGCAAATGTGCAGGCAATTTCTTGAAAAACCCGCCGCCACCGTGATGATGGAATCCTCTTCGGCTGCGGTAGTTGTTAAAATTTGAATCAGTCATCAGTAAAACGTTGCACTGATGAGAGCAGTCAACAACAACCGTATCACCGGCGTTGAGATGCATTCGTTTATGCAAGAAATTCATTCTGATTCCTTATTTGTGTAGCCAGCTAGCATCTGGCAATAACACGATAACGGTAAAAAACATTTCGTTACATCCTGATAAAAGATCAGTGCCGCAGCCGCGGCTTTTTTTATGCCCGGAGGAAACGTGGCAACAGTTCAATACCCTCCGTTCCTGCCACTGCCCCAGCGTGCCGATCAGAACATGACGCAGGATACAGCCTGGCAGACGACGCAGACCGCAGTCGGTCCATTGATAATCACGCCGATCACTACGGACCTTAAAGCAACCTGGACGCTGCAGTGGATATTCACGCTTGCCCAGGCCGAGCGGTTTAAGTCGTGGCTGCGATCGCCGACATACTGCGACCGCGGGCGTAACTGGTTCCAGATGCCGATCGACCTGGGTGATACGCAGGGCGTTCAGCAGCAGACGCTGCATTTCGTCGACATGCCGGTGCAGACCAGCAAAAACGGCAACATTGTCACCTGGACCGCAACGGTTATCAGTAACGGTATCGAGGACATTACCGAGGACTATGACGACTGGATTGTCGAGGCGCAGCCGGGCTACGGCTATTGGCTGGATTACCTGATCACCGAAGTGATGCCGAGGGCTGACTGATGCCGACATTGAGAGAGTGGAAGGAGCGCCGGCCGGCGAGCGACATCAAACAGACGGTGGAGTTTTATCACCCTGCTTTTGGTTATTACCGGGTGGTCAATAACCTGTTCCGTCCGGCGACGTTTGGCGGGAACTCGTTTGAGCCTGCTCGGTTCAGCGTGACCGAGCCGGCGCAGGATGGAACGGCAGTCATATCCATGACGATCACCTTTGTCGCCGCGACGGAGCATGTCAGGCGGACTCTGAAAAGTTGGCGTGGGGCGGCGCGCATGACTCCGATAAAGTGCCTGTATCAGCAGTGGAATGCGATAGGTGATGCATCATCCATGAAAGATTGGACGCTGTATGTGAACGACATTTCTGCCGATGCCAGCAACGTCACTGTGACCGCCGGCAAGACCAATCCGCTGACGCTGGCCAACTCCATCATTTACACCACGAAAGACTATCCCGGGCTGATCACCGTATGACACAGAGCGACTTTATCGGGCTTGTTAACGGCAAGCCCTGGGCTAACCGCGCCTGCAGTTTTGAGCAGATGGACTGCTGGGGCCTGGTGGTTCTCTATTACCGGCATGTGCTCGGTCTGGAGCTGCATCACATCGCTGGCTACGAATCGGGCGCGGATTTCATCACCTGCTACGAACAGGAACACGCCCACTGGCGGCGAGTGCCGGTGGCGGCAACCGGCTGCATCGCCGTTTTTTACCGCGGCGAAGTGCCGGCGCATATCGGTGTGATGATCAGCCCGGTTAAGTGCCTGCATGCCCGCGGCGAATTCGGTTTCGTGCGCTGCGACAGTCCGCTGGCATTACTGAAGGTTTACAGCAAAGTGGAGTACATGGTGCATGGTGCGATATGAGTTACAGAGGCTGCCCGGAGCGCCGCTGCAGCGGGGGACGGTAGATGCCGGCACCACACTGGTGAGTCTGCTGGATTCCCTGCAGCTGCACCGCGATGTTATCGTGAAACTGAATGGCCGAGCGCTGCCTGACGATTACGATATCAGCCGGCCACTGCGATCTGGTGACGTCGTGGCTGTTTTCGACCAGCCAGAGGGCGGGGTGGGAAAGCTCATCACCACGATATTGCGTCCGGTTACGAAAATCCTCTCTGGCGCGCTGAAGGTGTTCGGCCTGTCAAATAAGCCCAGCGCGTCAGTATCGGTGGCGACAGGCGAATCCCCCAATAATGACCTGACCGGCCAGACGAACCGCGCGCGACTCTACAAGGGGCGCCCAAATATTTACGGCCAGTGCCGCGTCTTTCCTGACCTGATTCAGGAAGCACTGTTCGAGTTCGTCGACAATAACAAGCAACTCACGGAGTGGTTTGAAGTCGGTTACGGCCGGTACACCATTTCCTCGATCCGCTACTCGGAATCGAACCTCGGCAGCCTGGCGGGAGCCAGTTCTGCGATTTATAACCCTGGTGACGTGATCGGCACGATTGAGGTGGGGTATCAGTTCGATGACGTCGATAACGAGACAGTCCCCGGCCTGAATGAAAGCCAGGACTTCCCGGCCCAGACAGCGACCACGACGGCGCCGACATCGGTGGCGATCGAGAGTAATCAGCTCAAAGCCATTGTGCTGTCGAACGATGATAACTTTGCATACTTCGCCGCACTGGCGGTGCCACACCCCGTGTCATTCGTCATTAATGCTACCTGGAACGACGGCGGCACAAGCGTCACACGCAACGTCACCGGCGCCGGGAACATCATCTCCTCTGAGAGCTTTATCGGCGACGATACGCTGTCGTACACGACGTTCTATATTGGCGAGCTCTCCGGAGAGATTACGTCTCTTCCGGGCAATGCGGTCATCAACCCGACGCTGTTCACGCTGAATGACCAGACCCCTCTGGTTATCGGTCCGTCAGTGTCGCCGATCGTCTCGACGCAGGTCTGGGTGCATGTGCTGGTTCAGCTCGGCGCGACGGCCGGCACAACGCAATACCGGATCAAGTTCTGGCAGGTCGACGACGACAACAATCAGGTCCCGGGTACGTCAGAGCAGCACGATTATTTCTTCGATAACGACTTCCAGGTGACGACCCGGTATTTCCGCACAACGCATAAGTTCGTTCCGGCGGCCGGGGCGGGGCGCTATGCGGTGACCATCGAGCGCCTCGACAACAGCAATGACGCCAACGTCGTGACGCTGATGGCGATCCACGCAGTGAACGTGCGCGAAAACGTCGTGTATCCGGAGGACACGATTGCCCGCATCACGATCAAAGGCTCGAACGACAGCAACAGCAACCGTGAGCAGAAGTACAACATGCTGGCGCAGCGGCATACCATCAGCTACGACCGGACTACTGGCACGGTCGATTACACGCTGCGGCCGAGTCGCTCGTTTGCAGACGCCATCCTTCACGAATGGGTGGTTGTGGGTAAGCAGGACGTGGCCAGCATTGACGTCGCCGCTCTTTATGCCATTGCCGATTCGCTGCCGGATGCTCAGCTTGGGTATTTCGATTACACCTTCTCGGATGAGAAGCAGCCTCTTGGTGAGCGCATAGCGACGATCGCCAATGTGGCCCGCGTTGACGGCAATAATATCGGCGATGTGCTGACGTTCTGGCGTGATGAGAAAGTGACAAATCCCGATGCGGTTTTTGCGCGCTCAAACATGTTCTGGGACGAGTACAAAGTAGCCTGGCAAATGTCTCTGCCTGGTGGTTACGACGGCGTGGCGCTGGATTACGTTGACCCGCTGACGAACAAGAAGGCGTACATCTACCTGCAGATCGACAGCAGCGGCATCACCGAGGTGGAGGATGCCACGGTTAACGCGATGCAGATCAGCCTGGACGGCTGCCGAAACGCCACTCAGGCGATAGACCGGGCCTGGCTTGAGGCGAGGAAAATCCTTTACTCACGCCTGACCATGACGGTGAAAGTGCTGGAAGAAACGCAGGTCGTGCGCGGAACGGTGGTTCAGTGTCCGGACATGTACGACAACGCGCAGCAGACCGGATACATCACCGGGCGCTCCGGGGATGTGTTCTCGACGTCAGAGCGTATCGACTTCTCACTCGGTGATATGTGGGTGGTGATGACCGACAGCCTCGGCAATTACCGCGGGCGCTGGCGGGCCTATCCGGTAAACGGCAAGCCCAAAGCATTTCAGGCTGCGGCCGATACCTTCGATCTGAACATTTATGACCGCGAAAATGTGCAAAACCCCAGCCGTTATTTCATTGCTACCGACTCGGAACTGAACTCCACAATCTGGCGCGTCGATAGCGCAAAACCCAACGGTGACGATACTCAAACCCTCTCACTCACTGAGTATTCAGACTCGATTTATCCGTAACACACAGCAGTAATTACCAACCTTCGCGCACACCATCAGATTCACTTCTGAGGGCTTCGTGCGCCTTTTATAGGGCGACATGCACAATGGCAGAAGTACCGTTACCAACTCCAACCGACAACCCGGTGCCCAGTACTGATATCCGGGACGCAGTTTATGCTGGCGCCATGCTGGATAAGGTTGTCACCAGTACAGAGCTGAAATACACCGATCGCCTGGGCGGTGAGCACTACACCGTAGATGGTATCAAGGCGGAAGGGGATAAAGTCGTTGAAGAAACGCGGCAGAACCTGATCCCCCTCAGCCGACAGTATATGACGCTGGCGGCGGCGCAGGCGGATATTGCTAATATCCCAGAGGGCAGCGCCACCTATTACCGCAGCCCGGACGATAGCGCGTTGGCTATTGAAGTCATTAATAACGGAGGGACCCTGGAACCTACTGGGAGGAAAATGCCGTCTCAGGAATATGTTGAGGAAAGGACAGGGGCAATTCTTAATTCCATTCGAATTTACTCCTCGCAAGCTGCTGCGCAGGCCGATGTAGATGCTGGATACATCGAGGATGGTAATTTTTGCTATGCGAGAACTGAATCGGATGCATCTATAGCAAGCGAACTTCAAAATGAAGCAGGGGTATTAGTTGCGACGGGTAGGGTAATTCCTGCCAAGACAGCGATCGACGATGCGATAGCGCCATACTCTCCTTTGCTTCCCCTGACTAAAACCTCTGAGTTTTTCGAAACAGGCGTATCAGGCAATGAATACGAATCGGTCACAGATGAAGATATTACATTCGACGAGAATAAAAATATTCTGAGGTGTATCAGGGATAGGAAACAGATGTTTTTCATACCCATTTGGTCAAAGGAGATTACAGGGGAAAAGCTTGTAATAGCTGGTATTGAAATAGATCCGGCAGGCATTCCTCCGGCAATACTCTCGGCTAATCTTCTCGGGTTATCACAATCAAGCCATTTTTTACTTTCAAGCCAGTTCGAACCTGGAGGAGAGTTCGAGGCTGTAACTGATCAAGATATCCAAATGGATGAGAACTACAATATCATTTCTTGCCTGCGAGAAGGTAAGCGTATTTTCTTCGTTCCAGTTAGTTCAAAAAGCCTTGAAACAAATGAATTTCTTCTTAGCGGGGCCAGCGAGCTAATTAATTCCACGATGTTCTCTCCTGGCGGAGAATTTGAAGCGTGGGCTTCATATTCTGATATTCAGTCAGATGAAACAGAAAACCTGCTCAGCTTTTTGAAAGGAGGGGTGAGGCGTTTTCTTACACCCGTTTCCACTCCAGAGATTGATGCCGACGTTGTAAAAATATCTGGCGTGGAGATCAGTAAGGCGCTGGGCATTAAAAAATCTAACAAAATCCCATATGCACAGACAGTTAGCGGGAAAAGTCAGGTATTTGTTTTTAACACCGAAACGTCAGCAATTACGCAAGTAACCGACGGAACCGCCAATGAAACCAACCCGACAATCAATGATGCCGGGCTTCTGACATGGGATTCAGACAGGGATAGCACCGTTATCGCGGGTAAATTTTTCCAGGCTGACACTGGCGACATCTACCCGTTAATCTCCAGAACGGTGATTGCTGGCTGGGGTGATTCGTTCATGGAGCAGCCTGTCATGATGAATACGCTCCATTCGTTAACGGGCCTGACCGCTTACAATTTCGGGAAAAGTGGACTTCGCTCCACAGCCGTAGCGGCGCGGCAGGGCGGAGAGCCGTTTTACTGCCGTCCTGATGGCGGAGTAATTCCGGCTTCTGGTTCGGTTAACCTGCTGCCAAATCAGCCTGGTCCGGCCGCGTCGGCATCTAACGGTGCGATGACAGGTATTAAATGCAACCTGGGAGGAGTCGACGGGACATTTAACTGGTCAGGCACGCAGGCGTACTTCACGCGTGACGCCAGCGGTGACGCCGTTAATGTTGTTGAGAATGTACCGCTTTTTGTTTATCCATATACAACGTCAACAGTGGTTGGATCGATATCTGCAGGCGTCTTATATGATCAGCATGATGAGGCGATTCTGGTTCTGACATGCGGACGAAATAACACAACATTATGGACTGAGGTATTACGCAATATTCAAAATATTGTCGATTATCTCAAGCCATATGGTAAACGCTTTGTTATTTGCCCGCAGTTTACGCAGGCAAGTGAAACTCGCGGAACAGATGGTTACCAACGAATTCACACTATCAATGCCGCCTTAAAAGCTGCATTTCCTGAGAATTACGTTGAAATTGATGGCGTAGACTTAATGCAGAATTTCAAGAATCATTATAATCCTGCCTATGCACAGGATGTTACTGATATTGCAAACGACACGACACCTACGTCATTACGCACAGATAACTTGCATCCTTCTCAGGTATTGCAAAGCAATGCTTTGTATATCGGCGCAGAGGTCAATGCAAACTTTATTTATCAATTCATGAAATTAAAAGGGTGGGTTAACTAATGGGAAAGGCTGAGAAATTGTTAGGCGTATCAATTGATACTGGTGAAAAACTATATCGCTTCCCTTCTATCAATACCGGAACCCTGGGAATGATTGATGTTAAGAGCGTCTGGGCCGGAGGCGCTCAAAACCTGCCGTCAGGCTCTAACCTGAAAAACCTTTGCTATGTTGAAGACCCGGCCACTGTAGGCACGGTATCACTGGTTTATGATGCGACGGCGGGCGGGATGATTTTCGATAAAACGTCCCGCCAGTACTTCAAAATGCCTAATGGATTTATTCCTACATCGGCGATGAAGGACTACATGCATACTTTCTGGCTAAAGGTTAACCCAGCAAACGCCGGTAATGAGGGCTTCAATAACGTTATCGTGGGCATTGCAGCGACCAGTTATGCGACGACGGCAAACCGCCTGCTGCAGGTGTTCCCCACTATTACCTCTGGAGTGATTACAGCTCTGACCGTCAGCGTCCGCGGGGTGAACTACTCAATCCTGTCGTATCTTAGCGGGCTGGTTGACGGAAACCTGCATTGTCTGAGCGTTCGCTATGTCGAGTCGTCAGATGGAACGCAACAGAAAGGGATGATTTACCTGGATGGTGTACTGGTATACGAGGGGACGTTCGTAGCAAAAGTCGCCTATCCATCCAGCGCCATCACCTACAACGGCGTAGGCTCTGACCGCGCTGATGCTGCCGCCTTCGCAGGGCGGTTCTACCGCGCCCGAATGGATGACCTGACTCTTACCAGCAAGTCAGCTCTGGAGGTTATTGCGGAAGAAATGGCAGCTGTCTCCGGTCGATTCAGCTGATACTGTGCAATAAATTGATAGTCAAACCGGCATTGATCTGCTGACTCATAAAAACTACTGTATATAAAAACAGTATTAATCGGAGGGCAGATCATGCTTCGGGAGTCAGACATCAAACAGGCATTCCGCGAGTCGGTATTGCGCAACTCCAAAGGCTACCAGTACCTGCACACAAAGGATTTTGTGTCAGCGCTGCGCCGGCGTGGGCTGCACTTTACCGACTCAGAGGCTAATGCGTGGATATCGAGAGAACAGACTTACTTTGTCGACAAAACTACCGACCATAGCGAAAACAGGCTGTGGATGATGGCCAGCATGGGGAGGGTCATCTGATGGGCTTTCCTTCACCGGCGTCTGACTACGTTGAACAGCGTCTGTCTGTTAACACTATCTGCAATGTCGGGCCTAACACCCGCGTTTTCGAAAGGGATGGCGGTTATGTTGTGCTGGATATATCCCTGAAGCCAAAGCAGGGTAGTCAGGTTCTTATCCAGCACGGCGGCGGGACGGAACTTGCCACACTGAGAGGAAGGGCGCTGATTACTGAAGACGGCGAAGCGATTGAAGGCGAGGCTCTGGACGATGTCACTGTCGCCGGCGTCGTGACGCATGTCATTTGTGATGTACGAAGCGATAGCCTGGCGGTTTAACCATGAAAGAGTGGTGCGCACCGAAACATGATTAACTAGCGCGCTAATGATGCGACAAACTACTGCACCAGTAAACCGGCTAGTTTGCGATCTGGATAGCTGCTCGCAAAAGTTATATCCCATAATCCAATTAGCAAAGTCAAAATCCCTAATCTTGTTGTAGCTTTCATGAGATGGTGATGATGTGTATCATAGTGTTTCGGTATTAGCTGTTTATTGCGGGTACATTTTGGATTTTGTACATCCTGGTGTACACACTAAGCAGAGTGAAGCTCAGAAACGCATTTAAATGGCTAATATTATTACATTAATCAATTTTGTATGTGCTCTTTCGTGCGGGGCACCACTGCAAATAAGGACATAAAATGCCTGTAATTACGCTTCCTGATGGCAGCCAACGCCATTTTGACCACGCAGTTAGTCCGATGGATGTCGCGCTGGATATCGGTCCAGGCCTGGCGAAAGCCACCATTGCCGGGCGGGTAAACGGTGAACTGGTAGACGCCTGTGACCCGATCGAATCCGATTCCACTCTCTCTATCATCACCGCGAAAGATGAAGAAGGGCTGGAGATCATTCGTCACTCCTGCGCGCACCTGTTAGGCCATGCCATCAAACAGCTGTGGCCCAACACCAAAATGGCTATCGGTCCGGTTGTCGATAATGGTTTCTACTATGACGTAGACCTCGACCACACCCTGACCCAGGAAGATATCGACGCGCTCGAAAAACGTATGCATGAGCTCGCCGAGAAAAACTACGACGTCATCAAGAAGAAAGTGAGCTGGCATGAAGCGCGTGAAACCTTCGTGAAACGCGGCGAAAGCTATAAAGTTTCTATTCTTGATGAAAACATTGCCCATGATGACAAGCCTGGCCTGTATCATCATGAAGAATATATCGATATGTGCCGCGGTCCGCACGTACCGAACATGCGCTTCTGCCATCACTTTAAGCTGATGAAAACCGCCGGAGCCTACTGGCGCGGCGACAGCAACAATAAAATGTTGCAGCGTATCTACGGCACCGCGTGGGCAGATAAAAAAGCGCTGAATGCCTACCTGCAGCGTCTGGAAGAAGCCGCCAAGCGTGACCACCGTAAAATCGGTAAGCAGCTCGACCTGTATCACATGCAGGAAGAGGCGCCGGGGATGGTGTTCTGGCACAATGACGGCTGGACCATCTTCCGTGAACTGGAAACGTTTGTTCGTTCTAAACTGAAAGAGTACCAGTATCAGGAAGTAAAAGGTCCGTTCATGATGGACCGTGTGCTGTGGGAAAAAACCGGCCACTGGGACAACTACAAAGATGCGATGTTCACCACCTCTTCTGAGAACCGTGAATACTGTATCAAGCCGATGAACTGCCCGGGTCACGTGCAGATCTTCAACCAGGGGCTGAAATCCTACCGCGACCTGCCGCTGCGTATGGCGGAATTCGGTAGCTGCCACCGTAACGAACCGTCTGGCGCGCTGCATGGTCTGATGCGCGTTCGCGGCTTTACCCAGGATGATGCGCATATCTTCTGTACTGAAGATCAGGTTCGCGATGAAGTGAACGCCTGTATTCGTATGGTCTACGATATGTATAGCACCTTTGGCTTCGAGAAGATCGTCGTCAAACTGTCGACTCGCCCGGAAAAACGTATCGGTAGCGACGAGACCTGGGATCGCGCGGAAGCGGATCTGGCGGTGGCGCTGGAAGAAAATAACATCCCATTTGAATATCAACTGGGTGAAGGGGCGTTCTACGGCCCGAAAATTGAATTTACCCTGTATGACTGCCTCGATCGTGCATGGCAGTGCGGTACCGTACAGCTGGACTTCTCTCTGCCGCAGCGTTTAAGCGCCTCCTATGTGGGCGAAAACAACGAGCGTCAGGTGCCGGTCATGATTCACCGTGCGATTCTCGGTTCTCTGGAGCGCTTCATTGGCATCCTGACCGAAGAGTTCGCAGGCTTCTTCCCAACCTGGATTGCACCAGTGCAGGTAGTGGTCATGAATATTACCGATTCTCAGGCTGAATACGTTAACGAATTGACGCGTAAACTACAAAATGCGGGCATTCGTGTAAAAGCAGACTTGAGAAATGAGAAGATTGGCTTTAAAATCCGCGAGCACACTTTACGTCGTGTCCCGTATATGTTGGTCTGTGGCGACAAAGAAGTCGAAGCCGGCAAAGTGGCCGTGCGCACCCGTCGCGGGAAAGACCTCGGCAGCATGGACGTAAATGAAGTGATCGAGAAGCTGCAACAAGAGATTCGCAGCCGCAGTCTTCAACAACTGGAGGAATAA